GACATGACACTGACAGAGGCCAGAAAGACGCTTGAGCGGTACAGGCCCACGATACCCGACGACGAGTTGGGGGAGGCCATAGACACGGCCATATCCGCCCTACCGAGGGAGAGCGCCAGACCCAGCGCGGGGAAGAGACTCGCACGGATTAGGGAGGCGATCCTTGACGCCAAAGGGTTCGACCCCTTCGGCACGAGAAAAAGAGACCGTGAGACGGCGACATGGAGGCAGTGCGTATGGATTGTCCTCCGGCGTGAAGGCTACACCACCACCGAGATCGGGAAGGCGTCAGGGTACAACCACGCCACCGTGTATTGGGGCGTGTCGAGATTGCGGGGGTATCTGGCGTGCGGCGACAGGCTGTCGCTGGCGATATGGCAGGACTTCAGCGATATAATGGCGTCCCCCGTTTGAAATGACGGGGGAAATCACTATCTTCGCGACGCTGTTCATGACAGCGAATTTTTTAAGGGTGGCCCTTCTCCGCGGTGACGCGGGGGAGGGCTTTTCCGTATTCGGACACTATGAAATCCACGGCCTTGCCGATCGAGTCGTCGAATCTGTCGTGGGCCAGGGTGACGATGGCGTACGCGGTCTCCACGGAGACCCGGCATGTGATGGGTATCTTCTCAAGAGGTTTCATGGCGCGAAGATACGCGAAAAGCCGCCGGTCGCCTCACCTATTCGCCACCAGCCCGCTTGACGTCCTCCTCAAACTCCCTCAACTCCCGCTCCTCCCGGATCACCCTCTTGTCATCATCGTCAGGGAGAGTCGCCGTCCCGTACAGTTCCGGGTGACGTTCCAGACAGGCCCCGGCGGCCTTGAAGGCGTCCTGGATGAACTCCTTGTCGGGGGCCAGCCCGTTGAGGTAGTAGATGAACCCGGCGTAGTTGTGGAGGAAGTTGTCCAACCCCTTCTCGATAGCATCGGCTACCATCTGGCCGACGAGCGTCCTTTTGGCCACGCTTGTCCGCACCGTGCCGTTGATGTCCGAGAAAGCCACCCTGTCCGGGTAGTTGGAATAGACGAAATTCCCGACCCTGCGGTCGTTCTTGGTAAGGATCACCTTACCGTCCTTGCTGATCTTCATATACAAAATGTTTTTTTGAACAAATCTAATATCCCCCTTTGTTTTCAAGCAGCCACTCCTTCAACGCCACCTCTCCTTTCGCGAGCAACAGGTCCGGGTCGCAATCTTGGTCGCAAAAGATTATCAAATCTTCCCCGTTCTCACCGCACCCCTTCTTATAGATATTCAACATCCAGTCACAAGTCTTACAGTAACTGAACTCGAGGTGCATCACATAACTCTCGGCTAATCTAAACCAATCAGTCTGCATATCCCTACTTCTCTTTCTTGATTTGTTCCAATATCCCCATCAGCATAAAAGTCGCATAGCCGAGTACGGTTTCATCTTGAATAGGCTTGAGCGAAATCGGGACGGTCATTCCCTCTCCCGTCATTATCGGGGCATCGTTAGATGACGCTTCAAAGCATCCCGCGACAATAGTTTCGTCATTGTCATCAACAAGAATTACCACCGGAGTGTCGTTGATTCTCAATAGATATTGCCTTTTCGCGTGTTCTAGCCTTTTATATTCTTGTCCTGTCATCTCTATTCATCCTTGCGGTAAACCCTGTAGAAAAGCTCCTTCGAGCGGAATGTCTTGACCCCGTGCCGCCTGAGTTCGGAGGTTATCATGTAGCGGGAGACTGTACCCCTCAGGCCGAGGTCTATCTCGTTCTGGCTCACGAGAACCGGCGGCTGTCCCTGACGGACAGGGGAGAGCGAGTAGCCCCTGGCCTCGAGCCATGCCCTCACGGGACTGGAGGAGTCGGTGACGCCGCTCCGGAGCGCACCAAGCCATGAGTCCATGGCCGGGCACGGGGAGAACACGCCGCCGTTCCCGATAATCCTCCCCCTCCCCTCCATGATCCAGCGGAACACCCCCGGGAGCTCCGAGGAGCATATCCTGTCGGCGAGACGGGCGTCCCTCCTGCCTTCCGGCACCACCACGTCGAAGCGGAACAGCAGCACCCTCCGGAAGAACGCGTCGGACGTGTCCCTGAACGGAGGGAGGCGGTTCATCGAGAACACGATGGGTGGGGCCTTGACAGTCTCCGGCTCGCCGTAGAGCCTCCTCCCGACGACCTCCTGGCCGCTGGCGAGAGCCTTCAGCGCGGAGTCGAAAGCCGCCGTCGCCCTCATGTCCGAGGCGAAGTTCACCCTCTTCCCATTAAGGTGAGGAATCATCTCCGGGCGGGTTATCTGCTCGGCGTCGAAAGCCGCCACGTTGTCCTTGCCCATAGCCCGCGAGACCACCTCCCTGATGACGCTCTTGCCGTTGGCCCCGGAGCCGAGGAAGATGGCGAACTTCTCGATCGAGAGACGGGAGCGGTCAACGTAGCAGCAGCCGGCGAACTCCTGGAGAACCGCCCTCACGGAAGGGTCAGGCAGCGTCTCGGCGAGAAAGGCCTCCCACATGGGACAGGACGCCCCCTCGTCATAGGCGTAGGGAAGAGACTCCGTGACGGGGAGATCTGGGGAGAACCCCGCCAGCGTCCCGTCCCGCAGGCTGAGGACGCCGTTGGTGAAGGCGAGCAGGGAGGAGTCCGCCTTGAAGACCCTCCCGGACAGGACCGACAGGGGCATGTCGGCCATCCTGCGAACGTCGGTGGGGGAGACACCCATGTCGGTGAGGATGTTGCCGAGAGTGTCCAGCAAGTCCCTCCGCGAGGCGGGACACCACACCCTGCCGCCGAAATACATCACCCCTCCGCCCGACGACAAGACAGGGACCGACCTCAGCACGTCGCGGCACAGGAGCGTGAGCGAGTCAACCCTGTCGTTGGCCCCCCTCGCCTTGAGAATCCCGGCGAGCGAGTCAGCCCTGCCGGCTATGGCAGGGGACAGCAGGTCAATCAATCCCCCCATATCCTCATCCATCTCCTCCGGACGGCCTTGTCAGCCTCCCTGTCCCCGGTCGGGGAGAGACACCCCTTGAACCTCCTCCGGAACGACCTGTCGGGAGTGTCCCAGACGGTCCCGTAAGGGGTCTCCAAGGCCTCCACGAGACCGTTCTCGCGTATGAAATCCATCGCCTCCCCCCTGGAGACGGGACGGATGTCCCTGTCCACATAACCTAGCGGGTCGGTGACGATGTGCCACTCCCAACCGGAAGTCCCGTCGATCTTGCTGACAGTCCTCGACATCATCACTATCCCCGTCATAAACCCTCCTCCTGAAACCAGACGTTGAGACCGTCCCTGCGGTCGAACGACGAGCACTGCAACGCCGGGGGGCAGTCGGCGCCGGCGAAGGCGCAACCCCGGCAACACTCCGACCAGGTGACATCATCCCTCAGGACACACCTGTAATCCCTCCCCTTGTACCTCACCGTCCCTCCCAACCGGACGAACTGCGAGGGAAGACTCGACGCCTTGCCGGACTTGCCGTCCGCCCTCGCCAATAACGACCTCGCGTAGTCGTAATCCTCCCTGGTGAAAACATCCTTACCGGGCATGAGAGCCCGAAGCAACCTATCTTCCCGTATCATGAAGCGCAAGTTAAGGTAATTATGCGGAAATAACTCTATACTAATTTGAAAGTTATCCACAAATACTCCAGTTGGACTTGACATGGCGCGCCAAAATGGCTAATTTTGTCCCGGACACGAGCAGAGACATACAAGGCGGGAGACCGCCGTGAAAAGCCCCGGATGTCATCATCGTGTCCAGATGTCCGGGGCTTGATTTTATCCGTTACTTTAAATGAGAGGAATTATCTATAAGGCTACCAACACGTTAAACGGAAAGGTATATATAGGACAGACCATAGCCGGGCTACCAGCCCGAAAGCAACAACACATGAGCGATGCGAAGACGGACGTTTCCAACGCATTCCATGTCGCCTTGTACCAATACCCTAATGCGTTCGAGTGGGAAGTTATAGATTCATTCTCAGGGACAAAAGAACAGGTGATACATGCGCTTAATGTCGCGGAAGAGTACCATATACTGACCTCCCACTCTACCGATTCTCGCTACGGTTACAACTCCACTTATGGAGGCTACTCCTCGGACAAGTTCGCAGAGCAAATAAAGCGAAGGGCAAAGGCATTCGGAGGATCAGCAAAACAATTACTACAGTATAGCAAGAGCGGAGATTATATAAGGGAGTTCGCCTCACTTAGAGAGGTCTCATCATTCCTGAAAAGAGATAAAGTGTCTCCTAAAGACTTGATAACCGGACTTCATTACGGCTTCCAGTGGAGACTAAAAGAAAATGAATACTTCCCGAGAAAAATAAAAGCCTATGTGTCTCCTTCCACCACCACACACAAAACGGCAGTCGCCGTATATCGTAATGATGGCCTACTTGTCGGAGAATATGAAACCATAAAAGAAGCCCTGACCGAGACAAACGAAAAGTCCGCCAGGGTAAGAGACGGTATAGGTGACATTGAAATTCGGGAACACCAAGTAAAAGATTTCTATTATTTCCGACTCGGCGATGTCCCCGCTCCGAACCTCATAAACATTTATATTAAGAAAAAACAGATAAAAAACAAGACGGATTGCCGTAAGGCCGTATCTTGCTATTCTCAAGATGGAGAATTGATACATACCTACAAAAGCATTTCAGAAGGGCATAGGGTTACGGGAATGTCGTGTCCTGCCATTATCCGATATTGCAAGACGAGGGAACCTATAGTGCTTGCCCCCAACTCTAAAACAAAATATGTATGGCAATACTCGGATGAAAAACCGAAACCGAAGATCGCGGTCATAAACCATAGGGCGAAGAAGGTAGAGAAAATGACCTGGAAGATACAACCCGACGGAACGAAGAAAAGAGAACCGGTCATTGTCTCGGAAAAAAAAGCAAACCAATACAAAAGGATAATGGAACATCGAATTATTCAATACTCCCTTCAGGGACAATTTATCAAGGTCTGGGAAAACGCTAATATCGCAGCCGATTCACAAACCGACAACTACTCCGCTATCTATAGTTCCCTGAAGGGGAAACAAGGAAAGAAAACAAATTATATCTGGAGATACTATTCAGATAACTATCCTAACCAACTCCCTGCCAACAATACTACAAATACTGATGACGCAAGAAAAGAAAATGTGAGAAAAGATGACACCATTCTTGAAGTCAATAAGGCTGGAGAAGTGATCGCCGCCTACAAAAATACCTCAGAGGCGGCAGAGAGATCAGGTTTCTCGCAATCGTATATCTGCAATGTTCTCGCAGGTAGAATCAGACATCCCAAGAGGCGCTTCAAAAGGCCTTAAATTACATAAAACTTACGAAAGTTACAACTTCCGCTAGGGTTATGTTATTGATATCCATCGGTTTCGTTAATTTCGTTAATTATAAACCAGTCTTTTCTTTATACTTATTATTTCTTGCTTTCCTGCGATAAAAGATACTGTTAGAATTAACGAAATAAACGAGGGTATTGTAAATCAATGAGTTAACTATCAAAAATGTTGTAAATGTCGAATGTCGTAAAAAAACAAAAAAAAAATAAAAATTTTTAGTGAGAACGCAGAAGGCAAATTTAGAAAACAGGGATGCTAAGTCTGTAAATAATCGTTTCCCCTCCCCCGGGGGCCTTCCTGCCTCCAGCATTACAAAATACTTATTTTGTAGGCTTTTTCTTTGCTTTGTTGTATAGCGGGCAATCATGACAGGTCAAAGGCAAATATACCCGGCTTTGTTTCTGGGCTTTCGCCGCCTCTCGGTCGTCCCTTTGTACCTGTTCAAATACTTTTGCGGCATCTAAGCGGGTTTTTGGGTCATCTTTGGCGGTTGCAATGATCTCATTATATAAGCGTTGTCGGTTTTTGGGGTCGCTGTAGTCAATTATGTTAACTTGTTTTATTTCTTTTTTCGTTTCGGTGTGTTCACTTTCCGCCGGTTGTGTTTCGCTTTCCTCGTTTGTGCGCTTTGCCTCCTGGCCTCCTTTGATCCTTTCTTGTGCTAGCCTGGTGGCCTGTTCCGTCCTGAGCTCGTTTATAAATGTTTTTACTTTCTCGCTATTTTTCCATTTGGATATATATATATCCAAAAATTTAACTTCTTCTTTTCCGTCTGTGGTTGCGTCGGCGATCCTGTACAGTTGCCGCCAATCGTCCAGGCCTCCGAAAACATGATAATATAATGCGGCTTTTTCTCTTTCCGATAGTATTTTAGTTGCTAGGCCCATAAAAAGCGATAATATTAATAATTAACCTTGTGCCGGATTAAGGCACAAGCAAAGATAATGATCTCCGCAATTTGTCGCAAGTTTGGCCGGCTTTGGTGGTGTTATTTTATCGTGATTTGCAACGGCTTTCCGCAATGGGGACAGATTGCCGTCGTTGTTGTTGCGTCGGTGCTGCTGTCCTGGAACACTTCGCCGGGGTTGATCTCCAGGGCTTCGCAAATTGAAATAAAATTATCCATCCTTATATTACGGCCTAATTGGCTAGATACGGCAGCCTGAGTGATTCCTAGCCTTTTGGAAAGTTCCGTTTGTGTTATGCCTTTCCGGGCCATAATAGACCGTATTTTTGCGGTTATGTCCATACCTTTTTGTTTTATTCCTGGACAAAGTTACGAAAGTTAGATAATTATCAAACTTTTTTTATAAAAATATTACTTTTATTTTGTAGTTTATAAAAAAAGTATTATATTTGTATCGGGTTAAGGGAATAACCAAGGCCCGCCGATCTTTGACAATATAGGAATTTTCACCGGCGTGAAACGCTTCGCGTCTGGACAGTCCAGACATGCGGCCCCATGAGCGGAGCACCCAAGCGAAGCAACCCCGAAAAGGTTTAAACCGGATAGCGGCGAAAATTCCGCATAGATAGCGAAACAACTCTAAAAAAGGTTTTGCGTGTGTATTATGATATGACCGCCGGCGGCCGCGATGATCCCCGGAACACAAGGAATTGAGACACCCGAAATTGACCGTTTGCGTCTTAGGGAAATGGGAAAAACACACAAATAACCTTGATCTTTTTAGCCTTGAAAGGCTTCGCGGCCTTTCGGGGTTCTAATCCTTAAAAAATCATCATCATGAACACAAAAACTACTATTTGCGTCGGCCTTAATGATAAGGACAGCAAACACCAGGAAATAACGACGGAAGCCGCAAAGGCTTTGATTTATCAAAATGTTGTCGCGTTTTTCGGTTTTGGAACTATTTCGGACGCTTCCGGGGTTTATACCCACGGCGACGGTTCCGGGGCTGTCGTTGTCGAAACGACTATAAAAATAGAAATCACCTTTTTTGATACCGACAAAGCCGCGGCCGTCGAACTGGTTCGGCCTTTCGTCTTGGATATCAAAAAAGCATTAAACCAGGAGACAATTTACACGGATTTCGTCACCTGTGACGCGTTTCTGTTCTAAATGGGTCGCGACCCCTGGCCGGGTTGCGATCTTCTAATTTATTGTTAAACCCTTAAAAAATTTGCTATCATGAAAACCATTAAAAGCACCACGAAAGCCGCCGCGCGTTTCATCAACTTTTACAACAATAGCCGCCGTAATTCTTTACGCGACTGTTACACCAGTTACAGCACCGCGAAAGCATGCGCCGAAAGGGAATGCAAGCGGAAAATGGAAAACGAAAACGGTTATAATTTCAAAATTTTGTCGTTTAATACTTTCGGCTTCTCTTGCGCCTGGACAACTGAAAACGGCTTGAGGATCGAAACGCCGTCCGCCTCTTATCTGGTGAGCTAATCCACGATCCCGGCGGCCTGGCCGCCGCCGGGGTTGCTAAACCCTTAAATTTACGCTATCATGATAATAGATTTAATTCTGGACAGGAAAGACGGTCGCGAATACGACCCCCGCGAATTTTACCGCGAAATCCTTGATTATTCGGAGGTTTTCCCGGAACTGGCCGACCCTATCGCCCTGGCTATTGAGAAAGGGCCGGAACAGGTTGTAAAATTTGAGCTTTGCCGCTATATTATAGACGGCGGCCTGAATCCCGAAATTTGCGACTACATTAATAGCGTCGCATGGCTATAAAAAGGGCTGGCGGGGGTGGTTCTCCGCCTGTCCTCCAAACCCTTAAATAACGCTGTTATGGAACTTTTATTGATTCCCGCTTGCATTCTCATTGTTATGGCCGTAAATAGCCGCTATAACGAGAAATAAAGGCCGGGGGAGGGTGGCACCTTCCCGGCTTTCAAACCCTTAAATTATCGCTATTATGTTCGTCGTTTTATTATCGCAAGGCCCCGCGGCTGTCGATCTCAAAGAGTTCGGCGGGTATGAGGAGGCCAAAAAGGAATACAACCGGCAAGCCCGGAACGCCTGGAGGCGCAAATCGGCCTATAACCAGTGCCAATTTCACACGATGGGGGCATGTTCCGACGCCCTGGAGATGATGACCTGGAGGATGGGGGCGGGGGTGTCCCACTGTCTTGAGCTGAGGATCGCGACGCCTGAATGGATCAAGGCGGTACGGTCTGAGCTCTGAAAAAGAAAAGGGGGCGGGGGCTTGGTCGCCCGCGCTCTCTCCAACTCTAAAAATTACGCTATTATGGAAATATTTTGGTTCATGCTTCCGGTCGCCATCGTCTGTGGCGTCCTGGAGGGGAAAAGAAGGGGCCAGGCTCTCCGGGAGGCCGGCGAGGCCGCCAGAAAGGCCCTTAATGAAGAAGAAGAGGCCGGGGGGAGGGCTGAGTCCTCCGCGGCCGTCTGGCGCGTCCTCATGGACGTGTACACAAAATTGAGGCGGGCGGGGGTCTCTCTCCGATCCCCCTGGATTAGCGGCTGTATCGCGGCTATCGAGGCCGGGAGGGACTGCCCGCCGGATGTCGCCATCCTCGCGCTTATCAAGACCGGGGAAGACCTGGCCGGGGGGCGGTGGGATGATGACAAGACCGCCGAGTATTTCGCGGATGCCGCCGCCGAGCTTTCGAGGCTGTGAAAAAAGGCCGGGGAGGGGTGATGCCCTCCACGGTTTCCAAACCCTTAAAATACGCTATTATGAAAATTTTTGTATTAATGACTGGGAAAGGCCAGTATAACAAAACAACTGAAAATCTGGCTGTACGTTATTATCTCAATGCGGATGCCGCAAATAAGCATTTAGATTATCTTAGGAAACTATACGCCAGGAAAGGAAACGAACACTATTCCAGGGTCACGACAAAGGGGCGTGGCTACTTCACAATGAAGTATGGATGGCCTATTAAAGGAGCCGAGCTTCGACATACTTATTGGATCGAATCCCATGAAGCCTATACCGATTGTTAGCAAGGGAGGCCGGGGCGGGAGCCCTTGCCTTTCTCGAAGTTATTACTATTTTTGTTAACAAAAACACCACGAATCATGAAAAATATTACACTTAAATCAAGGTGGAATGACCTTGAACTTAAAATCAGGGTGCCGGATAATGTTTATAGTAAGTTATCCAACAGCGAAGACCCCATGGCCATAATTAACGAGGCATGTGACAGAGTACATTACGGTTATCATTCGGAGATACTTACCGACTACCAGGCCAAGAAAATAAATAACTTTTTCGCGGCTAATAATGTCAACTATTTTTGCGAGGTGGAACTTTAATATAGCATCCATATCCCATAAGAAGGCCGGGGGCTGATCCTCCCGGCCTTTTCTCTTCCCCAAAATCTTTATAAAATATAAGATTTATTTTGTAGATTACAAAATTATACTTATATTTGCATCAAGAAAAGGGGAGGCACCCCGATTCGTTAACCCTTAAAATTCGCGCTATATGCTACAGCTTATCAACTACTCCGAGAAGGCGATAGCCGTGACCGGAGACACCAGAGACCACAAGGCCGAGCTCAAGGCCGCCGGAGGTCGTTTCAACGCCAAGCTCTCCTGTGGGGCTGGCTGGATTTTCTCCAAGAAGGCCGTCAAGACACTGGAGGCCATCATAGCCAAGGCCAACGGGGGCGAGGCTCCCAAATCCCCCGAGAAGGGAGAAGACAACCCCCTTAAGGGGGCGAGGGTGTATGTCGGCACCTACGCCAAGTACAACGCCGGGTCGCTGGAAGGCAAATGGCTATCCCTTGAGGATTACGCCAATAAGGCCGAGTTTATCGCCGCTTGTCTCAAGCTCCACAAGGACGAGGCCGACCCGGAGCTCATGTTCCAGGACTGGGAGGGGGTTCCCTCCTGGATGATCGGCGAGTCGCACATCGACCCCGAGGTATGGGAGCAGAAGCCGGAGGCCGAGCCGAAGGGCGTCCAGACAAAGGCCGAGATCCGTGCGCTTCTAGAGAAGGCTCTCGTCCCCGGCCGCGACCTTGATCATTATGTCAAGGAGACCGCTATCGCCGTCGAGGTCGAGGGCAGGGTCTTCGCCATCGACAAGCCGGAGATCGAGACCCGTTTCTGCCATCCTGACGAGCCCGCAGAGGCTGTCGAAGCCTGGAGGAAGGTTTGCAGGACATGGGAGTATTTCCGGGACGAGAACCTGGCCGGCATCGACCACAAGATCAAGAGCCTGGAGGAAGGCCGGCTCGGCTATCCTCTCCAGCTCACCGGCGGCGAGATGGGGATCGGCGGGCTGTTCATCTATAAGGATTTCGACGGCCTTTGGAATTTCGGCACGGACTCCGACCGTTTCTATATCACCAAGGACTCCGAGGCCACCGCTATGGACGAGGAGACGAGGGGGACCCTCCTCAAAGCCTATAAGGCCGCTCGCGTCGCCATGGAGAAGAGGCTGGCGACCTGGTGGAAGCGGTACGGGGCTGACAAACTCCACTGCTGGACTTACTGGCAGGATGCCTGAAAAAGTCAAGGCCGGGCGGGTCTGACCGCCCTCCCGGCCTCCAATTATTGTTAAACCCTTAAAAAAAATCGCATTATGAAAACAGAATCATTGAAAGAACTCCAGGAGGCCGTCGCCATCCTGAACTACATGAAAGATGACCTTACCCACGCCGGCGAGGACATCGAGAACGCTCTCAAGCTCATCCGCGCCGCCCTGTTCATGGAGACGCCCGCCGTGTCGATGAAGTTCAATATCTACGACTTCACAGACGATGACGGAGGCATTCGTCCGGCTATGGGCTGTGTCCATCATGAAGACGGGTTCAAGGTCGCCAGCGACTCGCATGTCCTTATAGCCGTCAAGGATTCCTATCCGGAAGAACTGGAGGGGAAGAACATCGACAGTAAAGGCGAGATCTGCGAGAGCAACTATCCGAAATGGAAAATGCTCTTCTCTGACCGCCAGAAAGAGGCCGAGGGGTACAGGATTGACTTCGGCAAACTGACGGAATGGGGCAAGGAGCACGCCGCCGAGAGGAAGATGAAGGGCAAGTGGGGAGCCCGCCCTGCCTTTGTCAAGGTCGGCCCGGCCTTCTTCAAACTGGATACCCTGACCCTTTTCGCCAAGTTCATGAAGGACAGGGGGTGTGATACCCTTCACGTCGAAGACAATAGACGAGCCTCCGCCTGTTTCACGGGGGACGGGAGTCTGGGACTTATCATGCCGACTCTCGTGAGGAGCGAGGCCGAGAACGATGCCATGATATGGGTAGCCGCTTAAAATAAAGACCGGGGTAGGTAGGGGCTCGCCAGAGGCCCCAGACCTCCCTGACAATATAAACTTTAATCTTTACTGTCATGTATCAGTTAGTTTGCGTCCGGAACGGACAATACGGATTCGTCCGCAGAGACAATGAGAGGGTGGTTCTTGACCACCCGTATAACACGCGTGAGGATGCCACTGCGGCCCTTAAAAGGCGCTACGACATGGAGGCGAAAGTCAAAGACCCCGACATGAGACCGGAACGGCTGGAGGGGACTCCCGAGGATTTCACAGTCACTGTGAAGAAGCTGGCGGGGGCTGACTTCACCGATCACTACTTCATCGAGGAGGTGTAAAAAAAGAAGGGCGGGGGAGGGTATCTCCCGCCCTTCTCCAAACCCTTAAAAAATCAAGTCATGAGAACACTTTATGAGTCAATCGAGAGAGCCGCCAGCAACAAAGGCCAGGCGGCCTCCATTAAGAAACATCTGGCCATCGTCGGAATAGAGGATTGGAAAGACCTCACGAAAGCCAATTTATTTGAGTTTAGAGACCATTTGGCGGAGACGGTAGCCCCCAATACCGCCAAGACCGTTTTGGCGTCCCTGAAGGCGATTCTGCGCCGTTTCGAGGACGATGTCGAGCTGCCGAAAGGATGGGACACCATCCTTCAGGCGAAAGGCGAGAAGCCGCAGAAGACCTACCTGACACAGAAGGAGATCGAGCAGTTCGCCGCTGTCGAGACCCGGGGGGAGGTCGAGAGGTATGTCAAGGCGTGTTTCCTCGTCTCCTGCTGGACAGGCATGAGGGTGAGCGACGCCAAGAGGATCACCGCCGAGAACCTCAAGGACGGGACTCTCTCATACGTCAGCGAGAAGACGGGGGTGCTATCCGTGATTCCCGCCAAGCCCGGGCTCTGGGAGCAAATCCAGATAGTCCAGGAGCGGGAGGGGGAAATGTACCTGGCCACCTACAATGACGCCGTCCGCCGTCTCGCCAGGAGGGCGGGGATCAACGAGAAGGTGAAGATCCACAAGGCGGGGGAGACCATGGTTGTCGAGAAGTGGGCCGCTCTCTCCAGTCACTCCGGAAGGGTGAGCATAGCGACCTGCCTCGCCGACGCGGGGGTCAGTCTGATCGACACCTGTAGGGTGCTTGGCCACACATCGACTACCATGACCGAGCGGTATGTGGTCAAGACCAAGCCGGAATTGTCGGCCAAGGCTATGAGATTTTTCGCATAATTCTTACCGAAATCTTGCCGAAAATGAGAGAATATACCCCTTTGAAGGTCGTTAAATGACATTTCGCGTATCCCACTAGGGACTACTTTTGACGGGTAGCGGCTAATCTATTGATTGGTCGCTATTTTATTTCTATTTTGCTGATTTTAAGCATATTAAAACAGCATAATTTGGCGATAAAAAGCAAAGGATTTTTTGCCCAAACAAAGCGTTTTTTGCCGAAAATTGCCGAAAATCTTACCGAAAAATCTTATATTAGCGAAAAGGACAAAACAATGACACATACGTTTAGTTATGATAAGGGTAGCATCCGCCTGATTGTCTCCCATGCCGGGAAAGTTTACAGGAAGGCGACGGGGCTCAAGACAAAGTTATGGGATGCCTCCGCGAAAAAGCTGCTGACCAAATGCAAGGACGTTGCGATAAGGGAGCGGCTTGCGGAGATTGACACAAGGCTGAAAAGAAAGGAGGGGGAGGCCATGAGGGAGTCTGACGTGATCCGTATCATGGAGTGGGCGCTGACTGGGGATGAGATCAAGCTGGCGGGCTCGCAAGTGTCCAGGCCTTCATTCTGGGAGTATTTCCGGGCGTGGGGAGAGAGGCCGTCCCCAGTCCAAAGGCAGAGAAGGTTATATCCTAACATCATCTCCCGGTTGATGGGGGAGAGGGAAGATTGGGAGGATATAGATAGCTCCTATTATTTCCGTCTCTGCAAAAAGATGGATGATGCCGGGTACTCCACCAACACAAAGGGAGCGGTGATCTCCAAGTTGAAAGTGGCGATGCACGAGGGGTATAAACTAAAATATCATACGAACTCCGAGTTCAAGGAGTTCAAAAGCATGTCAGAGATACCTGAGACCATAGCCCTGACTAAAGAGGAGTTGGACGCGCTCTGGAAATTTAAGACGAAATCCTCGTGGGAGGCTAAGGCCAGAGACCTTTTTATTATAGGTGTCTATTCAGCGGCGAGGTGGGAGGACTGCTCAAGATTCTCTCTTGGGAATATCTCCGACGGGAAACTAAGCTATTCCCAGCTCAAGACGGGAACAACCGTGATAATCCCCGCTGCCCCAAGACTGGTGGCATGCCTGAAAAGGAACAAGGGGGCAGCCCCGAAGCTGAGCCAACAGAAATACAACGAGGCCATCAAGGTCGTCTGCGAGAAGATCGGGATGATCCAGCCCGTCCACTACTCGATAGGGAAGGGGGCGGGGAGGGAGCACCGAGTCGAGAGACGTTGCGACATGGTGTCCTCGCACACGGCGAGAAGGACGGGTGCGACCCTGCTTTACAAGTCAGGTGTCCCCATTAAGCAGTGTATGATGGTCACTGGTCATAAGACGGAGAGCACGTTCCTTGGCTATATTCGCATCTCTAAGGAGGAGAACGCCGCCTTACTGGCGGACAATCCTTTTTTCAAGTGATTATGTCCTGCACCTGTCGCATCCGAGCCAACAGACGATGTCGGAGAGCTCCCTCGCGGAATCCCCGGATAGATAGGCCGGGGGCTCCCCTTCAAGATCAACTCCGAGACTGTCAGCTATCGCTACCGCGAGATGGTGGATTTCATGCACTAACGAGTCTTGAAATTCCGCTCCACTTGTGGATGGCCCGATAACAACCAAGGCTTCCTTCATCCGCGAATTTGCGAACGTGAAACCTTCGTTAGGTCGGCCTTCTCGCATCTTCTTCTCAGCCTTAACAAGGATATAATCAGAAGCATCCAAATCATACAAAATATCAAGAATTGCGTTATCATCGTACCCATCAGGAGCGAAAATGAAGCAAGCATGCCATCGCCCAATATACAGATCACGGAATATCATATCTACAGCAATTCGTCCCAGAAGATCGGCTCTCCCTTTGACCTGCAATCGACGACGAAGTGGTCGAAGGCTTTTGTCTTGCTGCCGTCAGGGTCGTCGAGGAAGTCCTTGACACCCAAGGCGAGCTGCTTGTCAGTGGTATAGGAGCTTCCCCAGCAGTCGGCGTAAAGCATCGCCCGGACGTAAGCGGCATCGTGCCCCTTGTCGTTCTTGAGCGTCACGCCCTGCGCCCGCATGAACTCGTCAACCTGCTCCTTCGTCATAGCCGGGACCTTGTTCCCGTTCCTGTCTGTCATCATAGACACCGCCCACTCGTAGAGCTTCTTGTTGAAGTGCGGGCCGTACTGGTCGATATATTCCTCAAAAGATGTCATCTCGGTTAGGTTTTATGGTTAGTGAAAAAGGGAGGGGCTTGCCCTCCCTGACTGTTAACGGTAACGCCCCATTGAGTCGCGGTACCTGCGCTCTTCCATGTCATCCCAGTCCCTGTGGGAATAATCCCACGGGCTGTAATCACCCCTGTCGGAGTACCCGCCACGGTTGGAGTAACGGTCGGAGTAGCCCATGCGCTCACCGTATTTCTCGGCCATATCGTCGGAGAGCTCGCATATCTTCTCGAAGCCCCTCTTGGCCATACGCATACCTTCTTTGGTGGTCGCCATCGCCTCCTTGAACTCCCGCTCGTCGGAGCCGCTTCTGAAACTTATCACTTTATATCCCATTTATTATTCCTCCTTCGCTTTTTTGCCCAGCGTCTTTGAAAGCATCCCGGTCAACGCCGCTATCTGGTCGCTCATGCCGGCCATCTGCTCCTTGAGGGCGGCTATCTCAGCTGCCTGTTCCCTCTCCCGCTTCAACTCGGGGTTGATGTCAAGGAGTATCTGGTCGCAGTTGGCCACCGTCTGCTCATAGAACTGACGTTTCTCAAGCTCGGAACTGGCCTGTCCCCTTATGGCGCTGACCTCGTTGGCGACCCCCTCTCTCGTCTCGCTGATTATTATTCCCTTCTCGGGGAACTCGGCGATAGAGGTGTTGATAGGGATTCGCTGCAACTGCTCGGCCTTGCCGTCTATCTCAAGCGTCAGGTCAAACATCGGTGACATACTCGCCGCGCCCTGAGGTATCTGGAAATTGAACTGGGGAGGGTACTGGCTGCTGAGTTGCGAGACTTTCGCTATGGCCACTCGGGGGCCGTTCTTGAAAACCACATAAACGGGTGTTCCCGGACGTAAATTGCTAAGCATGGTTGTTTATTTTTTAGATTGTTGGAGCTAACAGCTGGAGGGTGTCCGCCAGCCTGTCATAATAGAGCAGATACACTCCCGTACCCGGGACATCCGCCACGGTCCAGTTGTCGCCGCCGGCGAGCGTCACATTACTTGTCGTCCCGGCCATCGAGAACCGGACGGGGAGTGTGGTAGTGGTTCCCTCGGGGATAGCCTCGGCGAGATTGACGAGGATAAGCCCGCGGTAGGGTCTGCGGTCCCAGTCCGGGTTGAACTTGAAGTCAACCGAGGTCTCAGAGACCGCCACGGAACGCGCCTGTATAGTGGGCACTCCGTTAATGTTAACATACTGGAAAGGCCAACGTGCCATAATCGAATTGTTTATGGGCAGGTGGAGAGAATACCCCACCTGTCCAGTCAGGCACTAACCCCAGTAGCTTCCTCCGGGGAAACCGTAGCCGAAACCGTTGAAGCCGCTGCCCCAACCACCGTAGAAACCGCCCACGAAGGGAGTGTTGTTCACGGCCTGGATGTTCGGATAGGTCACAGGCACGGTGTTCGGGAGTTTGCACTTGATGTCGTTGACTTCCTGCGCGATGGGAGCGAGCATAGCACCGAACTGGGCCGTCTGCCGGGCGTTGTCGGCCTCGTTGCGAAGCTGGGTGATGATGTCGCCCTGACGGTTGATCTCGTTCTGCATGTCACGCTTCTCAGCCTGACAGAACTGGTCGATGGTTGTGGCCTTGAGATCGGCGATAGCGTCCACGATGCGCTGGTTGCCACCCATAAGGGTTTCGGTCTGTTGCATGTTCTGGATGCGGCCCTCATAGCCCTGTGTCAGGATAGCCTGCTGGGTCTGGCAGCAGCACTGACAGAGCTGGCTGGCGAGGGAGGCGTCTCCCGCCTGAATGGCGTTGATGATCTGCGCTGCGGAGAGTCCCGTCTGCCCAGTCAGAGCAGTCAGACCGTTCTGGAGCGTGGCGAGGTTGGTCTTGACGGTGTTCACATCGCTGTTGAGAGTGGTAGCCACGAGGCGAACATCGGCATCGGTTCCGTCGATAGCCCTGAGGATGGTCTCGGTGTTGTTGTTGGCCGTCGCCTGAGCCCCGAGGGATGCCGCCGCTGCGCCGTTGTTTCCGCCGCCCCAGTTGCCGAAGCCTCCGTTGAAGAATCCGGGCAAGACGCTCCCGAACAGTCCGCCGAGGAAAGCGCCGAAACCGGAGCCGCCGAACAGGCCGTTACCGAAGCCTCCGTATCCGTTGCCATAGCCTCCCAGAAGGGGAAGGGTCATGGCGAAGGGGATGTTGCCCCAACCATTGTTCTGGTTGTCGGGCATGATGATGGTTTTGTCTTCTGCCATAAGATTAAAAGTTTTAGATTAGAACTGTATTGCGAAGTTCGGCAGATGTCAGCGGGTGTGGAAGTCTATGACAAACTATCCCTAATCGGCTGGTAATGAGCCCCTGTTTGTCCACCTCGGAGGGACTTTTTCACGGAAGGCTCCGAAGTCGTGATAGACCATCCTCTTGGGCTCCGGCATTATGTTGCGGTGAATGACATGACGGACGTTATCCTCGGACTGGTGGTAATATCCGGCTATCTCCTTGACTGTAGCCTTGATCCCTCCCGAGGAGGTGATGGCCTCAAACATGGCCCTCACATCATCAATACTCATGACACCGTGCCTCGCCTTGTATTCGAGGATTCCGAAAAAATCACCGAGGGCTTCCCTCATCACATTGTCAGTTCTTTTTCCCATAGCAGATTATTAGTATTTGTTCATATCATAAAATCGTGTATCTTTGCGATACCCCTACCGGCATAAAACAGGATGCACTCGCAAAGGACTTTGAGCCCTCGGAGCGAGTGCGTCTTGCGTTATGTAAATCGGTAGGGGTACTTATTTACAACCGGGGGCTTTTTTATTTACCCCCTTTGGCCAATCTCCCCCGCATCTCACGACGAAGGGGAGCGGCCTATGAACAAAACATGTGATGCCGCCAGTTACGGGAGGCGGCGACCCGTTATCAGAACCTATATTGCAAGCCTATCGTGGCCCCAAGCCCCGCATGGACTTGCCCGCTTGGCGTGGCGAGGACGGAAGGACCAGCCGTTATTCCAAAAGACAGTTTGGGAGCGGGAGTCCTGACCTTTTCCCTTATAGTGATGGTGGTCGTCGTCGGCCAGACGATGAGCGAGTCAAGGGATGGCCTCCAACCTGACACGACAGCGTGATAAAGGCTGTCCTCGTGATAGACCCTCCGCTCTATGGGAACATCGACCAGAACCGTGTCCCGCTTGATCGTGGTGAAGTATGTCCGCACCGTGTCATGAATATAAGATGCCACATAAACGGGCTTCTCCCGCGTTATCGTGTCGTGGATGGTATAACTTACCGTGTCCCGGATAACATGCGATTCCGGGCTGGTTCTGGCCGTCCTGCGGCCATATCTGCACCCGATAAGGAATGACACCGCCACGACAAGCAGGATGCCGAGGAAAGACTTGATTAATTCCCTTATTCCGTCCATAGATTCTCTTTATAAAGCCCCGCCCGGCTGGTGACGGGGCAACCACATAATTAATAACACTGAATCGGAGGCGCATCACTGCGGCATGGTCATGAAAAACAACATTATGAGAAAGAAAGAAGCCGCCGCCCAGCCACGGCGGTTTACTACTTTATCGTTATGAAGATGTTCTCGCCCCGGTCATCGGCCTCCTTCAGCTTATACCAGAGCCTCCTGAAAGTCTCGGTCGATTTCGTCACCATGCCCTTCCGGTCATTGACTCCCACGAGGACGCAGCCGGAACTGTCGGGGTTGGCCTTGTTCCCGATATGTATGAGGATGCCGTCGAAGCCGGGGACACCAAGGAGCCTGGGGACGAATCCGTCCGTGAAGCCGTAAGACTTCTTGTAGTTCCATTGTGAGAACTTCGGGGACTTGACCTGCATAGTCACTGGGTACCTGCCCGTGGGGATGGCGGTCTCGTCCTTCACCTTCCGTGATTTGATGACGGACAAGGGCATGGTCTTTATCAAGCCCCTGTCCTTATCTTCCATCGTGTTACAGAAGAACTCGCCGTCAACATATAGGTTGCCTACGGTGTAGCCGGTCTTCTTCCATTTGCGGTCAACCAGCAGCTCCACCTCTCACCTCCTTGGCGTACCTGCCTTTATTGTCCCTGCTGCGATGGAGCCGGGCGATCTCGTCCTTGAGGGTGGCGAGCATCTTGTGGCACTCGTCACGGCTGTCGGTGCAGTCCTTTACCATGCCACGTAGCTCGGCTATCTCCTTTTCTTGGAGCGTCACCTTCTCCCGGAGCTTTCCCATCTCCTCATTCTGGTACTCGATTGTCGGCTTATAGACCTCATCAATGATCTTGCGGATGACCTCGATCTCCTCCTGCTTTGCGTTGGCCTCTTTCTCCTTCGCGCTTGCCTCCTTGTCCTTCACGTCTGCCTCTTTCTCCCGGCGTGTCAGCTTGAGGAAGAGGAACTTGCTGAAGTCCCATGCGATAATGGTCCCTATCGCTGTCAATATAGTCTCCAAGCTCATCACACGCCCTCCTTGTCTTTGGTCTCGGCCTTCCAGAGTCGGACGAAAATCGCCACGAAATAGATGGCGTCGAGGATGAACGGGACCCAGTAGATCTTGTCAACCGCCACGGCGGCGTTCCCCAGCCCGCCGAGGGTCAGTATCGCCAGGATGAAGGTGGCGATAAGGTAAAATGTTCTCTTTGTCATGACATTATGGTATTAGTTGGTTAAATCTCCTTCCAAAGGGACTCCGTGCCTGTCGCTCCCGGCTTCCACACGTTGTTGTCGATAAGTGACTCCCAGGTCTTGCCGTTGTGCTTGACCTTGTCGCCTTTCATGTAGCTGTCGGTGCTTCCGGTCGGCTGCCGCCATGCAGGAATCTCGGCTATGCTCACCTCCGTGTAGAGGGCTGGCGTGTCATCAGGCTCCCAGTCCATCTGCGCCGTATGCGCCTGGACGACCTTATAGAGCTTCCCGTTGAACCAGTACCTCTCACCGACATTGACCTGTTTGCCGATCATACTCGCCCATGTTGGGTAGATGGCGGCCACCTCGAGCGCATCCTCGTCGGGCAGGTCGGCGGCGGTTGATGAGAGCATCCTCTTCACCGCGGCCATTATATCCTCCATTTCCGGCTCGGTGGCCTTCATCGGCTCTGTCTCGGGCGGAACATAGGGAAGCCATCCGGCCTCGGCTATCTGCTCTTCTCTAGGATTCGAGACCCACGTCCCGTCCTCCATCCTTATGGTCTTGCACGGGTCGAACACCATGCGGTCGTTGATTATCTTGTAGTACATTATTCTTTGTATTTGATTGTTATGTCTATCGTTCCCGGCAGGGCGTATCCCGTTGAGTAGAACAGGCTCAGCGTGTTTGCATATTGCATGTTCGCCGCTATGGTGTTGGACAGGTTCACGCTTCCGCCGGAGATGGTAGCTGACCCGCCTATACCCGCCTTCCACGATGCGGTAAGTGTGAAGGTTGTCCCGGCCGGGTTCTCATTCTGGTTCACGCTTCCAAGCCTTACCAGGTAGCTGCCAAGTTCCACGGTCGGGAGGACGCTCCAGCCTGATAGTCGGATGGGATAGAACGAGGTAGTGGGGCGGGATGTCACAGTGAACACAGCGGTCAGCGACCACTCGCTCTTCTGGTAAAGGGCTATCCCCGTGTCCACGGTCTCTATTGACCCGCCGGAGAAGGAGCGGGAGAGTGTGTAGGTCTTCCACCCGCCGCCCGCCATCATCATCCTTCTTCTTAGTAATAAATCGTCCATAGCCTACACCTCCTTGACATAAGCCACACCGTCCAATACTGACACCTCGTAATACTTGTTGGCATTGATAGTAGGCGCTGCGCCATCCCATTTTGTTATGGTCGATGACCAGGTGATATTCGGGGCTGTCGAACCAGTGGAGAATGTCCAGAAGTAGTGGTTGGTCGCGCCTGATGCCCCTGCCGCCATCGCAAATGTTGTGTCCCTAGAGAGCTCACCAAGGGCGTACTGTCTATTTGGAAGCATACCGCCAGAGGGCTGCGAGGTCTGGAGGGTGGTGGTTACTGATGCTCCACGGATATCACCCGCGACGTCGAGCTTGTAGGCGGGGGAGGGAGTCCCGACGCCGACGTTGCCGCCGAGAGGGTTCAGCATAAGGTGATATGCCGATGCTTGCCCATCTGACCTGCCGACTTGCAATCCGACATTACCGTTTCCCTCGACCCACTCGAACAAGCCGTATCTTTCATTCACGGATTTGATGCCAAGCGCCGTTGCCCCCTCCATTGTGCCCAAGGTCGGGGTGGTGGACTCACCGACAAGAAGCCCAGACATCCCGCTCATGTAGCCAGATATATTAGCAGTCCCGTCAAAACTCTGTCCCCAGATAGTGCAGGCAGTCTCAAGCTTCGTGGCGGACGCGACGTTGTCATCCTTACAGGCGAGAGTACGCCAAGATTTATCTCCGATATCGGAATCTGTCCCAGAACGCACAGCTATCAGGCCGTTATGGTCGTACGAAAATACAAGCTGCGCCAACGTGTCAGAATCGTGCCCCCGCACGACTAATACATTGCTGAAGTTGTAATAATCAGACGGCTTCCCGGGATTATTCGAACTGATGCGGACTACTCCCGGTGACAGGAATGTGGACAGATCGGATGAAACGTTTATGAACGTGCGCAAAAACCTGTCGCTATCCAGCCCATCCAGCAAATCCGCATCCAACCCACTTCCTGAGCCGTCGTTCCCAGAATCCCATATTCGTGTCCAATCATTAGCCTGTGTATAATGCGCCAAACTATCAGGCCAACTCATCAATGGCCTTAACGAGTGTGTATTACCTTCGGAGTCTAAAAACTCTAAGTTAGTACCATAAGTCAGTGTTGTTGTCCCTGTTATCGTTCCTCCTGTCAATGGAAGATAGCCAGATAATGCTGACTTCACCCCTCCAGATGTAACGAGATTGTCGCTACCAGATGTAGGGGCGGAGTCGATGCCAGGGATTCGCGAGTCCCTGACCTCCTCCACGCTGTTGTCAGGGAGCTTTACCTTATCAATCGCCATGGCCTAAGGTTTTTGCAATTCGAGGTCGTCATACTTCGCCACCTTAACCTTGTCGTTAGTCCCGACGGTTATGGCCGGGGCTGACCTCAAGGCGGCGGAGCCCACATTCGTCACGGCTGTCCCGGTCACAGCTGTCCCGAGTCCTGTCATCACGTCCGAGCCTCCGCCTCCGGCGCTCACCCCTCCGGTGGCCACGGTCTTCGCGTCACCGAGAGTCACCTTGCTCGCCTCCAACGCCGAGCCGAGGGTAGGGGCCGCGCCGTTCCCACCGCTGATGATGAGGGTCGTGGCCTCGTTGCCCGTGCCCATGGCGAAGTTCCATGTCGATGCCGAGCCGACAGATGTCACGTTGGGGATGGACACGGAAGCGTTCCCGGTCACGTTGGGGACGGTCGTGGTCTCCAGCTTCCCGGACTGACCGGGATAAGACTTCACGAACGTGTCCGAAGTCCCGCCGCTGATGTCCACCGGTGGCTGGCTGGCGGTGAAGGTTGTTCCCTCACCCAAAACCATGTCTCCGTCACCCTTCTCCAATGTGAGGTTGTCAAGGTTAAGCTCGGTGGTGCCCAGCTTCTCCCATGTGTAGGACGACCCGCTCTGGACTGTCACGTACTCTATCTTCACGTTGTCCCCGGAGCCGTCAGGGTCAGGCACGAGGTAGATGTGCCCCAGCGTGTCCTCCGACGCCGTTGGCAGTGTGTTGACGGCGAGGTAGCCGCCCTTCATCGCCTCCGCTATGGCCGCCAACACCTCCGCGCGGGTGTAGGTCTCCGATTTGGTGTACACATTCTCCAGCTTGCTCTGGGCGTCAGAGTCGGCGAGAATGTAGATGTTCCCCGAGGGGAGCTTTATTCTGTCAATGATTGGCATATCTTATCTGTTTTTTTGTTAATTCCTGTTCAGCACCAGCGTAGTCCCCTCGACCTCGAAATTGTCGTCAACGTTCAGCTTGTTGTTCCACGCGGCTCTTTCCGCTGGCGTTATGTGCCTCACGTTGTCGTTTATATGCTCGAGGAGGGTATCGGCCACATCGTCCCCGACAAAGGCCAGGTCGCTCACATAGGCGTTCCCCGAGCCGATCTTCACCCCCGGCACATAGACCGTCTCACCGTCAATCTCCCTGGATGACTTGTCGGTGTAGATTATCAGCTCATCCTTGGCCGGCACATAGTCCTGCCCCGCCCAGTATTCCGTCGTCCCCGACTTTATCGTGGCCTTCACGTCAACCCTGTCCAGTATCTCCTGGACCTCGTCAAATGTCTGGTGCAGTCTCCTCTTTGTAGCCATCTCTTAACTTGTTTTTGTCACATACACCCTTCCCCCGTCAATGGTCAGCACCATCTGGTCGGAAGCCCACAGGCACTCCTCGCCGAGGGAGGTGGAGCAGACCAGCCCGAAGGCGCAGGTCATCCCGTCCTTCCTCACCGCCGAGGCCTCCATGCCACCGGCCCTGGTGAAACTGAAGGAGCAAGACACCCTCATGACCGCCTTCCCGGCGAGCCTCCCGCCCTCCCTCGACAGGGCGGCGGACAGCCCACCCACACGGCGGACGACGGCCTCAAGGCAGGATGTCGGGCTCATAGGCTTTTCAGGTTAACGAGTTTGTATCTCTTGATATCCCGCCGGAATCCCTCCTCGAAGTCATCGTCAGGGACGTGGGCCTCGAATATGATATACGCCTCTCCCGGTCCGAGCAGCGAAGAGTTCAGGCAGATGTACCACTGCCCGTCCCTGTTGATGGAGGTCTCAGGCGTAAAGGTGACGCTCTTGTTCCCGCGCGTGACGGTGATGACCCAGTCGTCGGTGTCCATATCAAACCCCTCGCATTCCATCGTCACGGCCCACTTGAGGCCTTCTCCGACCCAGGCGTACTCGCCGCCGTTATCGCATCCGCACCCGCATCCCATAGCCTATTCCTCCTCCTTGAAAAGAGGCTCCAGGAGGGTGAGCTCACCGAGGAAGATGTCGGTGTCGGTGTCGGCGATGGCCTTGGCGAACGCCTCCCTGTCGATCTTCTCGAGGGTCACCTCTACCTCCTCCCTCAGGTACTTGTCGTAAGCCTCGTTGGCCCCGTCCTCGTCTTTCTGGTCAACGAACCTCTCCCTGAGTCCCGCCACGAAGTCGTCATGCTCTTTCTGGTAGCGGAACAGCTTGAGGTGCGCGGAGATGAGCGCGCTCTTAACGGTCTTGTCTGTGATTCCCGCGGTGCGGATCTTCCCGAGCGTGCGGAAAAGATTGATAATGTCGATTCTTCTCATGATTGTATGTGTTTAGTCATTATTGTATTGCAGTCCTATGTATATCGGTGTGGTAAGCCTATCCGCTCCATCGTATAACATGTAGAGTTCCGGCCTCGCTGAACCCACTGACACATTACCGCTCTGCCCGCTTGTCAGGATATTCTGGCAATACATTACGACATATACCGTCGATCTGCTCGCTATGTTTATGTCGTTGCTCGAGTCGGCTTGTGTCAAGTTGGCACTGGCTGATGTCGCATACCAGAACCGAGGGCTTACCGGGTTGGTCGCCGGTGTACTCCAATTCACACCGTTCTTTGAGAGCCGAATCTGCACGCTTGAGAGCCGGAAACGCATGGTGGCGTTACCGCCGTTGTAAATAGCGAACCCGAAGCAGAGCGTTCCCCCCGTGTTCGAGAACCCGATATCGTAGTAGGATGAGCCGGTCTGGCCAAGATAGCTGCTTGCGTTCGTCCCATAGTTCTGGTACGATATACTCGTAGTCGGCAGGGCGTTTCCTATCCTCCCGAGCGTGAAAGTGAGCGTCAGGTTGTTCGACACAGTGATGGTGCCGTGTCCCTGAGAGGCCGACCCAAGCGGCAGTGCGATAAAAGTCTGCTCGCCGGGGAGGGAGTCCGAGCCATAGTATCTCGACGACGCGGCGCAGATGTAATAATTAACCTCAGCCTCTCCAGAGCCAATGCCGACAAAGGGCTGCTCTGTGAGCGAATAGCGCACTTGAGACACCGCCTGGCTTGAGTTCGCCGCCCAGTCTCCCAAGGTATATTGCGCGGTGTGGTAATAAAAGGAACTTCCTTTGACGAATCCGACGGCAAGGTAGTAATTCGACAGCCCAAGTTGCGACACAAAGTCCGACAGGCTTATCGCATAGGTCTGGTCGGCGTTCTTCATGAGGTCAAAGTCGATATGGTCTCCTGCGACCTCGGCGATGTTGATGTTCCCGATTGAGAAGTCCTGTATCGGTTGTATAGAGGAGCGCAGATAGTGGTCGAAGTCCATGAACCTGAATGGCGACCCATTAGCCAAACCCTGAGGTTTGAGATACTCGTACGCGTTCCCATCTGTGGCGGCGCTTATGAAGGAATTTTTTTGCACGGCCATCGTCGTACCGTCTATCTGATATTCCGACGGCCTGGACAGCCCCCACAACGCCGCCGACCTCTGCGCATCAGTGGGCGTCGATAACTGATTGAGACGGAACGGCTTGTTCTTCGCCCATTTGGTTATCTCCCCTTTCCTAATGCAATAATCAAGGTAACCGGATGTGCATCGTGTCGCCAACTGTATGTCACCGCCCGCATTGATGTTTATAGGGACGGTCATTAACTGTGTACTCTCATTCCAAGGCATATCCTATCCCTCCTCTTTTCCGGCGGCGATCCATCCATCCGCCTCGAAGTTTCCCTTAACGACGATAGTGTTCCGTTCCCGGTCGTATGTCATGATGTCGATGCCGTCAACCTTGGTCACTGGTCTCTCCGGGACGGGTTGCGACATGATGTCCTTAATGATGGCGTCCAGCTCCCTGGTTGCCCTCCGCTCCTCAAGCATGACCGCCAGGCATACCCCTGCGGAGAAAAGCGAGATGATGATCGCGATGATTGATATTGCCATAGTCATTAATATTAAGTTGTTGACACCCCGCCAGCGCTGATCCAGGAGTCAGACGCTATTGGGGCGTTGGTCCTGATGCATTGGTTGGTTGAGTCGTAATAGACGTAGATTCCGTCGGCGAGGTACACCCTCCTGGTATAGGTGTTCTTCCAGTAGGCGTTGGACGCGCCGAGGTCGTAACCTGTGGACTGCGACGTGGAGTTGGTGGACGGCCGCATCGTACTCGCGTAGAGCGTGCCCGTGAGCGCTTTCCCGCTTCCCGCCGACAGGGGCAGGTAGGAGCCGAGCGAGGCGGTCGTGGCGTAGCTGGAAAGGGTATTTGTCAGAGCCTGGTTGCTCACATAGCCGCCGAGTACGGAGTTCAGCCCGTTGGTGGTAACATACCCTGAGAGGTCTGGCACGGTGTCGGTCAGCTTGTACCCGGCGTTGGTGAGGGCGGTGGCTATCTGCGTCGTCGTGACCGTCCCTGTATATCCGGCGACCGAGGCGACCCCCGACGTTCCGCTCCCGCCGTCCGGGGCGTAGAGGGTGATGGCGTTGGCGGAGCCTATCTTTATCGTCGCTATCGAGACCCCCGAATCGAGTATCTGGTGCACGCTGACCTTCGGAGCGTAGAGTGGCGTGGCCGTCCCGTCAACGGTTATCCTCCCCACCAGTGTCCCGTTTGTGGCGTCGGTGACGTCCCCTTGGGCCACTGACACCGTGGAGCCGCCGGAGCCGGATGTCCAAGGGACGTTGACGTACGCTCGGTTGTTTCCATCCAGCTCGACGGGGTAGGTCTTGCCGCTCTGCTCGTAGCCTATCCTGATTCCTCCGAGGGCGTTCGACGTGGCAGCCGGAAGGGTGTAAGAGCCGCCGCTGGAAGGCGCATAAATGTCGTAGCCCGAACCGTTCACGGTGATGGTGGCTAATTTTGTTCCCGATTCAACAATCGGGGTCACGGTCACGGTGGAGCCGCCACTTCCGCCGCCGCTTACGTGATTGGCGATATATGCGTAAGTCGGTTGCAACGACCAGTCACCCTTGTTAGTGTATATGAGGATGACATTATCCCCGATACCCCAGCTCTTGTAACCTCCCGAGGAAAACACGCTTTTGTCTCCGGTAGAGTTTACATTGATAGTGACATTGGACTGCGTGTCCGCAGGATAGGTCATATAAACGGTCAGCACCGTACCTTCGGTGAGATTATCTGACGTGAACCCTGTCGCCGTAATCGAGTATGCGTTCCCCGATATGCCGTTACCTCTGCCGTAGAAGAACTTGGGCTTGATGGAGACACCGTTGTAGGTGATGTCGGAGCCGGAGGACACGATGCGTATGACGCTGTTCCTGGAGTCGTAGTAGGAGTAAACGCCGGAATTGAGGTATATGGCTCTGGCGAATAACGCACGGATGTACCTGTTTGTCGCGCCTAAATCGTAACCATCCCCCAGGGAAGAAAGGGCTCCGGCGGACGTGAGGCTTAAAGTGCCGGTCACGTTAGGACTTAATCTGAAAGCGTTGATCGTGAACCGCCGAGCTCCGTCAACGAAGAACTCGTGGCCGGAAATAGCCCTATATCCGATCCACGATTGTGCCGCTCCCGTCGTGGAGTTCTCCCCCGATGCACCCTGGATTTTCGCCACCTCGTCGCCATTCCCGTCAATAAACCTGAAGGAGTAACTGTTGTTATAGCTATTGCCCGTCCCCGACGGCATTTCTATTACACCCGCCATCGTCCCTCCCGTGAGAGGAAGGTACCCCGATATGTAGTCCGTCACGTCCCTCGCCACCCACTTCTGCGTCAGGGAGTCCCACATGAGGGCGTTCCCCTCCACGGGCGACACGGTGGTCACGTCCACGTCAAGCAGGTCGCGCAGGTACGACGACCCACCGCCCCCAGAGCCAGCCGTGGAGACACCCCCGGCGGAGACCCATGAGTCGGAGTAGAAGGGCAGCGAGGACTTGAGCGCGTACACGGGCGTCTCGCCCTCTCCGGCCACGTTCACCACCTCAAGATAGCCGCCTGCGGAGCCAACGTACACCCTGCCGCCGGAGCGGATATCCCCGTTGACGTCCAGCTTGTAGGCGGGGGCGTTCATGCCCACACCCACGTTGCCGTTGTCGAGGAAGGTCATGAGCTCGCCGGACACGCTGCCCCAGACGAAGCCGCGGTCGGCGTACCGCCCGAAGACCGTCCTGTTCGTAGAGGCGAAGCCTATGGACGCCTCGCCGCTGTTGGATGACGTGACCTCTATCCCTGTCGCCCTGTCCGTCGACGCGTACGAGAGCGAGAGAATGCCGTCCACGTTGTTGGTTCCGTCGAAAGGCTGTCCCCAGATGGTTCTGGAGTCCTGGAGTCTCGCGGCGGAGTTAGCGACCCCGCCGGTGAAGTTGCCCTGGAGCGTGTCGATGTCCGTCTCCGCCGCCGATATGGCCGCGTTGGCGGTGGCGAGGGCTGACGTGGTGGCGTAACCCGCGAGGGCGGTGTTCAGTACGGACGTGGTGACGAACCCGGTCAGGTCTATGGTGTCCGCAGTCCACTTCGAGCCGTCATAGACAAGAGCGTCGCCCGAGTGGGGATTGAGGTTGTCATCCACGTCACGCAGCTCACGAAGCCATGAGGCGCCGCCCTCATCGCCACTTGAGCCGATCCCGCCGGCGGAGACCCAACTGTCGGAGTAGATGGGGAGAGTGGAGTGGAGCGCATAGACAGGGGCCGACGCGGTGCCGACATTGACCACCTCGAGAACGTTCCCCGACGAGGAGGCCGACTGCTGGGCGGTCATGGTTATCCTGCCTACGCCTGTCATGTCTCCCGATATGGACGCGGGAACCCCGGAGCTCCAGTAGGTCCGCCCCCATGCGGTGCGGGTCTCGCTGCCCGCCAGCCTGAGGGCTGATTTCGCGGAGCCGTCGGTGAAATATCTCTGGAGGACGGTGAGGTCAGAAGCGGCTGCCTTGGCGTCCAGCGCCGATTGCAGCCCAGTGATCTTGGATATGGCGAGGGAGGGAACGTCAACGGCGTCCAGGGAGCTCTTTTTTGCCCAGGCCGACACGTCACTCGCGGGGAGGGTCGTCGGATAGGCCGGGAGGCTGACCACCCCATTAGACGGGTTATATGCGGTATCCCCGACCTTGACCTGCGTCACCGTGCCGATATTCTTCGTGAAGCCCCAGCCCGCCACTGTCTCCTCTGTCACCTGCGTGCCGCTCGCCTCCTTCGCCGTCCACTTGCCGAGAGTTCCGTCGTAGTAAAGGTACTTGCCGTAGTTGGATGTCGAGTCTATGTTGTCGTCAACATCAAGAAGCTCTCGTAGATAAGACGACCCGCCCCCGGAGGTGTCGCTTATGCCTCCAGAGGAAACCCAGCCCTCGGCGTACATTCCAACGTACTTCGGGTTGAGCTTCAGCCTGTATCTCGTCTCGCCGTTCTCCTCGTAGGTCTCGGAAATGAACCAGTCGAGGGATGGCTGCGGCGATGATGATCCTTGCGACTCGCTTTCCACCGGAGATGACGAGGGGGTCGAGCCACCTCCGCTTATGGTCTCAGTCCATTCAATCGGTTTCCGTTTACGAAGAGAGACCTCATAAACCGGAATATTACTGGCTCCCTCGTCAATCCGCAAAGTATCAATCAGCGCGTAGTCCTCGCCACCGTCAATAATCTCGTCGCCATAAAGGTGCATCCACATGCCCTCTCGGAGGATGCGGTTTTCGTTGAGGACTTTCTTCGAGTCAATCCCAGGCTCATAGAAAGGGGACTCGGAGCTTATATTCTCCAACAATCTTTGAGCCTCCTTGAGCAGCCTGATTGACGCCATGGATATGTATAGCTCCGGCATGGCAATGCCGAGAAGGACATATCTGTCTCCTGGGGCGATCTGGTAATCCGTATTGGGATACCATAACCCGGTGTCCGAGTCTTTTATCCTGCCGAGGGTCAGCGACCATGAGTCAGATCCTCTGACGTAAGATGCCGCCTTGATAGGGAAGTCTCTCGCGGCGCACATGCCGTCAATCATCGAGATTTTCTTGCCCCCGCCCAAATCAGCATATTGAAGGATATTGAACCCTATCTGGGGTATCGTCACCTTGAACGTCTTCTCAAGTGATGTTGACCATCCGAGGAAGATTTCACCCGCCGAAATGTTGAACGTGTAGTCACCAGGGACGCCGCTTGTCTCGACCGTATAAATCAAGGAAACCCCAGTCATTCCTGACAGGTCAATGTCAAACACCGCGTCTTCCACAACAAACTCATATCTGCCGGTCGTGGAAGTGGAACGGATGTCGATGGGGACAACCTGAATTATCTCGTTAGAACTTGAACGGGCGATCATACGCACGGTGGCGGTCAATCCGATAACGTGATCCACCGCACCCGCCGTGACTGAGCCCGACAGGCTAAGCACCGCATGAAGTTTGTTGGCTGGGCTTGTCGGGGCATAATCTCCGATATTGGCCTCTTGGAACGGGTTCCCGTTGGACTCGATTATTGACGCGTCTGTGACATCTTCTGAGCTCTCGTCGTATTGGACTCCTGAGCTTGACGAGCCGCCATCATCGTCCGGATTAATGGCGGAGACAATCTCATCAATCCGGTCTGCCCTGTTCCATACTGATAGGGAAGGGACATAACTCGTGTCGGAAATTTGCGCCTTGCCGTCAATGACATCGCCAATCGTGGCTCCAGATATGGATGGGAATATTTCCGGGTAGTTATTGTCTGACCCATCAAAATAAGCGTATCTTGGGATTAAGCCGTGTTTCGCGATGGCCGAGGCGTTCTCAATGTAAGCGAGTCGGGCATCAGGAAGGCCGTCGGTGCGCCCCCACCCGTTGTAATCAAGCCCCGCTACCTCATTTATGGGAATCATTAGGTGTTCGATGTCCACGCTCTCCGCATCCTTAATGCCCTTTGAGCGGTAATAATCCGTGGGCATGTTACGCATCGAACCATAAGCGTATAACCTTGTCCCCATATTGTCCGCGTTAGAGACCGACCTGGCGATAGTCACAAGGCCATTATCTCCAATGCGACCGTATGTGGTCGTGATGTTCGCCGATGTCCTCTTGTTGGGAGCTCCGATGACTATCCTATTGCGGCCTCCACTGTAACTGTACGACCATCCCAAACCATTCCATTTCTCATATATCTGGTCAAGGGCTCCAAGACACGAGACCCCGCTAACCGAAAACTCCGTCTCCGTGGCAAGGGTCTCGATAAGCTCGGCATCGGTTTCAGAATCGAGTCCCGAGACTATCACCACCTCCCAAAGACTGGAGGGGAACCAATAGTCGAGACACGCCTGAATCCTCTCTGCCACATTCGCCGGGGTACCATAGAAGGATACCGTGTTCCTTGTGGAAAAATGGATAAGGTTATCGAATGGGACAAGATCGACGAAAGGCGCTATCTCAAGCTCTTTCGTTGCGTCGAAGAACTGGACGTTTTCGTAAACGAAAGACCCGCCATATAGGTTGAGCTCTCCCTGCTTTGTGACCTTCGGTGTGTTGTATAGCTTATACCGGAGCCCGGTACGGTTATAGTCAACATAGTCACCAGCCTCAAGGCTAATCGGGGTAGGAGAGCCTATCTCCCCAAACTCGAGATAGCCGGGCTTGAGGTATGTCCCATAGTAAACAGGCGCTCCGGTCGCCTTGACCGTTGAACCGTCCTTTGATATAATCGAGTATTCCGCCATGGCTATGCCTCCACAATCTGGTTATTAGCGAAGGCCATCTCCGTGGTCGGGTCATTGACTTTCAGGGTGATGTCAAAGATCAACCTGCAATGTCCGTCCATCTCGTCGAAATCCCCATCTCCTATCTCAGGGAACTCATCCAGACGCACCTTGCGGAATCCGAACTTTGTCCAGTCATCGTAAATCTTGAACTCTCCGCTCCGGATCGCATTCTGGAATGACCTTACGGCGTTTTTCAACTCTTGGCGAGAAGTGCTTGAGTTCGACGATTCCGTGAATATCACACACTTCGTCTTGAGTGTGAACGCCTCGTAGTTGAGAGATTCGTTCCATTCGTCATCTCCGTCCCTGTCTTTCCAGTCGTTCTTGTAAACCTCCTTGACTCTCCTTTTCGACGGATACTCATGCACCATGATAGTGACACCATACGCCGTTCTAATATTTACGGCATTAGTATCCGTTCCCCTTTGGATATAGAAGGGGGCGTAAGACTTCAAAGGAGGGAGATAGATTGCCATACATCCAAAGATACCCTCCCATGAGGGAGGGTGCCGAATAATTATTTCCCATTATTTCCCTACTTGGCCGTCCTGACCGCTGAGCCTCCGGAGGGGGAGGCCGTAATGACGCTCTTGAGCCTCGCCAATATCTCCTCATTAGACCTCGCCGTGTCGTAGGTGTTAGCCGCGACTTGCGCCATGTATTCGTTGTAGTTCGGAGCGCTCTGGGCTTGTATCGACTCCCTTATCAGCTTGACATCCTGCCATCCTGACGTCTGCATCTGCCGCACCACCGACAAGTCCGCCCTCATGGCGTTCATATAGGAGGCGATAAGTGTGCTATTCCCTTCCACGAGTTCCTTGTTTATCCCGGCCTTCAACGTGTTCTCGGAGTTGGCGCTCTCGTTCCCCTTGATATACGGCCTCAACGGCTCAAGCACCTGCTCAATTTGCGGGGCCATAGCGGCTACCGCCTCCATCCCGGATGCGACTATCTCCATGGCCTTGTCCATCTCTCCGCTTTTGAATGCTTCCCGCAGTTGCTTCTGCATACCATCGTCAAAGACATCCTCAAGGAGCAGGGATTGGACGGCCATCTCGGCGTATTTGGTGGCGACGGAATCAAGGATGTCCGCATAGTCAAGGGCGGCATTCCCGGCGGTCTTCCACTGGTTGACTATGGCAGAGGAGGCGCTTGACGTGATGTCCCCCATGATATTGGAGATGACTCCGTCAAGCTGTTCCATAGCCTCACGGTACATCTCCGAGTTGTTGATGGCGGACTGAATCCAATCCTTGTCAGATTGTTTCAGCTTGTCGTATTTGTCAAGGATCGCTTGCAGGGTCTCGGCGTTGAGATTGCCGTATTCATCGTAAAGGTCGCGCCCAAGGGAATCGGCCATTTCCTGGAGAGAGGTCTTTGAATATTTCCCAATCTGGCTGGTCGCAAGACCGGTAAACCATCCCCCCCCTCGGAAGAATCGCTTCCAAAAGTTTCGTTTGACACTAAACTCCTCCGGCATATTGTCTTGCAAGTCCTTCATCGCCGAAGAGACTTTTCTGATCCCCTCCGAGGCGTTACTTGCCTCGCGGAGGTTGTTCTCCCCAAAGATGGACTTGACACCGTCCAGGAGGGACTGGCTAAACTCAAGTTTTCTGGCTTCCTCTCTCGCTTCCGCGAGCTCCTTCTTGAACCTCGCCGTCTCGGTGGCCGCCTTCACGATCCCGGTCGCCATATATGATACGCCAGCAACGACAGCTCCAGCTATACCTCCTTGCTGGAATCCCTTCACGACGGATTCCGCAAGTCCCATTACCTCCTCAAGATCGCTGATAAGTAGCCCAAGGCCATCGTTGCCGGAAACCTCGGCCAACTCCAGCAAGCTGTCTTTCAGGTTCCCAAGAACATCAATAGCGAACTTGCCTAATTTCAGGTATGCCTTCTCTGTCTCATCCCCTGTCTCCTTGATCCTCTTGTCAATAATGTCCTTTATTTTCTGCGAAAGCGCCTCGAAAGCGCCGCCTGATTTTTGCGTCGCTTGCATGAGTTTGAGCAGACGTTTGGTCGTGTCGTCAAGGATTTTCCCACGACCCTCCTCAAGAGTCTTGAAGAACTCATCGAGATCAACTTCCCCCAGATTCTCCGGGTCAAGGCCGTATGCCGCGAGAATATCACGGTCGCTCTGCCTGAGCTCCATATTAGCCATCACGTCATAGAGCTTCTGCTTCAACTTGCGCAACTGGCCAAGCGTCTTGTCGGAGATGTTGTCGAAGTCTATCCCTTGGGCGAAGAACTCGTCCTCGACATAGACCTTGGCCAGGTCTGTCACCCTCTCTCTCGCCGCCGCCGTGGCTTTGTCCGAGGCCTCGGCGAAAAACGCGTCTATAGCCTCCCGTCCACCGACTATCCATTTGTCCCAGAACATGGAGATTTCCTTTTCCGTCCATCCCTCGTCCGCGAGGGCCTTGTAGATGGCGGCCTTCTGGTTCTCGTCATTCACATCAATCCCCGCCAGTTTCTCCTTGGCCTTCTGCCCCTGAAGCGCGAGTTTATTCAGTTTGGTCTCAAGGTCGGAGGCCACTTTGTTTATGTCATACCAGAAACCCTTCCCCTCAATATCAGTATCCTCCGCAGTCATCGAGCGGATAAGTTCCTTGTATGAGTCAGCCGTCCGCTGCGCTTGCTGGAGGCCTTTGATAGTATCCTTACCCTCACCAAGACCAAGCGAAGTCAGAACGCTATCAGCACTGGCGGCATCCCCAAGACTGCGGAGGGCTCCAGCGAGATCAATTATCTGTGACGTGAAATCGAAATCAGAGATATTCACATCCTTATATATTTTCTGGGTCAAGGTCTTGGCGTCTTCTTCACCAACTATGTCGAGCAGGGCATCGTATGTGTCTTTGTATTTTTTAAGGAGATTGATTTGATCTCTCACATCTTTAATCTCCTTTTTTCTCTGTCTTTCCGCTGCTGTCTCTCCCTGTCTGGTACTCTTATTATATAGGGAACTTGAGGCCAGTAAGGCACCATCAAAGTCTTTGTTTAGCCGCTCAAGAAACTCTTTCCGGCTTTTATATAATTCCTTGTCAGCGTCATTGGTGGCATGAAGGAGATCATTATTAACCTTTTTATATTCTCCTTCCATGCGGGTATAATAAGTCTCCCAGTTTTCCCCGTTTTTAAAGCCGTATAAATTCCATAAATTGTCATCATTGATGGCATAACCAACCTTCTTCTGCCATTCTGTAGGATTGGCCAATATATTGTTGTTCTTAACAATCTCCGCCGTCTTTCCATAAGCCTCTTCCAATTCTTTATTCCCAGCCTCGACAGCTTCTTTGGCCTCGCGGTATCTATCCCGGAGATTCAGAATCGGGTTTTGATAGCCAGTGCGAACAGTCAGATGTTTAACCCCCTCCACCAACTGGCTCTCATCTATTCTGCCGAATATGAAATCCAAAAGATTTTTCCGTTCCTCCGATGATTTGATGGACTTGCCATACATGCTGTTGAAAGACTTGGTAATGTCCTGAATTGTCGCGGTGAATTGGTCTTGCAGACGAGACATCCCTTCATCTTTCGCCCTTGCCATAGCCGTTTTCTCTATGGAAAGCGCCAGTTTGTCATACACTCCGGTCAAGTTACCAATGGCGATGTTCTCCTTATCAATATCCGACAGATATTGGCCATATTTGCTGATGAGGCGGTCTTTCAGTTCAATGTACGTCTCATTGGCCGGATTAAGCAACTCCATCCTCTCCAATAATATACGGAGTTCTTCCTGTTCAGCCCTCAATGTCCCCTCATAATCCTCTGTCGTCTGTTTGAGTATTTGCTGTGATTTGGCCAATTCGCTTGCGGCGGTCGCATGTTTCACGACAATGGCGGTCAAGGCCACAAGAGCAGCCCCTGCGATAACATAAGGGTTTTTCAGGATAGTGGCGTTTAGTAACTTCTGGGCTTTTTCAGTGGCCAAAATAGCGAGCATTTCTGCCTGATTGGCTATTGTATATCCTTGAGATGCCAATGTCGCTATCGTGGCGGCGGTTTTGTAAACTCCCAAAGCCCCTGCGGCGCTCAATATCACTCTCCCTAATTTGTCATAATTTGCGACAATATTTGTCAGGAAGTCCACACTCCCTTTCAGGAGACCGCTCTGAGCAGACCCGATGTCATACAACGCCTGCTGCCATGTGTCCCTCAGTTTACCGATCTTTCCCGCCAGAGTCTCGACCAAGACCTCTTGCATGTTGTAGAACTTGCCGCCCTCGGACGTCATGTCCTTGAAGGCCTGCTCCACCATGGCGAAGGGAATCTGCTTCTTCGAGATCATGTCGAACACCTCCGCCAACTGGACGGTTTTCCCGGTCGTCTTCTCTATCTGCTTGGCGAGCTCATCCAAGATAGGCACTCCCGCCTCAGTCAGCTGCCTCAGCTCCGTCCCCTTCAAGACTCCGGCGCTCTTGATCTGGCCGTAAGCGAGGATGATACGCTGCATATCGACTCCGAGACCGGCGGCCACATCGGCAAGCATCTTGGTCGTGTCAACCAACTGCTCGGCGGGGATGTTGAAAGCCGTGAGCTGCTTGCCGAATTTCGTGAACTCCTGGAAGGTGTAAGGTGACTCGAGGGCGAGCTGGCGGAACTGGCCGAATATCTTGTCAGCCTTATCAGCGTCCTGGAGCATCGAACCGAGAGCCATCTTCTGCACCTCGAACTGACCCGTGACATCTACGAGAGTGGAGAGGAACCTGCGAATCCCTGCCGCCCCGAAGGCAACTCCCGTCAAACGCGAGATAGTACGGAGGATTCCGGCGGTGTTGGTGAGCTGGGTGTTCGCTTGGCGCACGCCTGTCGTGAAGCTCGTCATCTTGCTTATCTTCAACGCCTCTGACATTGAGACGTTGAACTTCTGTGCCACCTCCTCCAGCTTTTTCAACTTATCCTCAAAACCCTTATCCTCAAGCAATACCTCAAAATTGAGAGAGTCTATTGTTCCTTGTGCCATATATGCCGTTATTTGTAAAGTTCTTCCAATTCATAGGGGACTTCTCCCCGTTCCCTTGCCGCCTTCCGCTCCGCCATCTTGCGGTTGGCCTCCTCCTGAAGCCGCAAGACCTCTTCACTGGCGACTGTGTTTTTTTTCGGGTCATTCCCCGATTTGCTGAAATCATAGAGTGTGTGAGGCAGGTCGCACTGCATCAACTCTATTTGGGCGCAGGTCAAGACCCACCTGTACCCGAAATTACGCTCCCACCGTCCGAGCCGCCATCTTGGCGTCCCATATCCGGGGAAGTCTTTGACGAAAGCCGCTTCTCGGCCAAGAGAAGTTCTTGACGGTACAGCTCGGCTTCCTTTGTCGTCATCTCCATCATGTCCGTTCTCATATCCATCGAGTACGCCATAATCTCGAAGTGAGCCGAAAGCGGAAGTTTTTTTTTACCTTCTGAGACGATGGCCGAGATTTGGGTCTCGTCATACCTGAAAGCAAGCCATCGCCAATATATCGGATAGAGAAACCTGATTTTCAGGTCGTTGTTAAGAATCATCAGCGCCGCCTCCTTAAATGCGAAGTATGGCTCTTTGGCGAGGTCTTTAAGGACTTCGGAGCCTTTGCTTACTTTAGCCGCCGCCAAATCCCTCTCTATCCAGACGCGTGTCAGCCTCTCAATCGTGCCGGGATGGAGCCAGCTCAGGCGGACTTTCCTTCTTGTGCCTGGAATTGGCACAACCGTGACGGAGTTATCCCTTAACTCGATGAACTCCGACCTCGATTCCAAATCAGGTTGTCTCATACTCATAAATCAAAAAAAGGGGCGTGGGCTTCTCGACCCATGCCCCGTGGTAGAAAGGTGCTAGAAGATTAATTCCCAGTCTTCTTGGGGATGATGAGAGCATCAGGCTCTCCATCGGCGAGATTGGCGAGGACTCGTCCATCGAGACCAATATACCAGATGCGGTTATCGGAGTCATAGACGACACGGGCGGTCAGGGACACGCGGGCGAAGATGACCGCGTAGTTCTGATCCTGGTCCTCAATCATCATCGTCACCTCAGTCTGCTTCGGGGTGAGGAAGAAACCCTTGCCCTGATACTGGTGGGAAGCGTCCGCCGTGACTGTCTTGGCTGTGCTATCCGCCTTGAAGAGTTCCTGAATGGCCGCTTCGGCGATAGTCGGATAGTTGGCGGTGAAGGTGATGTCTCCCTTCTCCACATCGACCGCGATGGTCTGCTGGAGCTGATCCACCTTTAACTCCTCAAGGGTGGGTTCCGCCCACTCGATCGAGAGGCTACCCTCGATGGAATAGAGAAGACCCGCATTTGAGAAGTCGAGGCCGCTCATAGTGACCGCTCCCGATGAAGCCACAGGAAGAATCTTGGTGGTGGCTATACCCCTCGCCAAAGAGCTGAGAAGGTCTTTTGAAAGTGTTGAGCTACTTATTGCCATTTTTTTATACTATTTTGATTATCACATTTTTTAGCTGAATGATCCTGACGTGATAGCCGTTGCCGTCGGGGGTGTCGCCAACAGGTTCAATGCCCTTGAAGTCGAGCACAAGGTCTCCTATGGTTCCGGAGAACCCTCCCTTCAACTTTCCCTGCATGATGGATAACTTCTCCCCGTTTTTCATGTTGGCCACATCCTGGGCGAACAGATGCACCGCCACGGTGCATGTCCCGAAAGCGCCAAAGTCGCGGATTGATCCCACCACCTTGCACACCGCGAAATCCTTGAGGTTCTTTTCCGAGCTCCTTGGCCGGTTGTTGAAGACATGGCTCGACACGCCAAGCGCCCTGATGACCTCAGAGATTGCCCTTTCTATGACTGTCTGGTCGAAATTGTTCATCGCACGGGTTTGAAAAATCTATGGAAGTTTGACCTGACCTCATCGGCGGACACATGGAGGAAATCCATTTCCCAATCGACCCTGTACCACCCCTCCATCTCGGAGAGGATCACGGCTCTCCATCCGGAAGTCCCGGCAAGGAGTCTGCGGGCCTTGTTCATGGCGTCTCCGGGCATGTCATCCCCGCCACCGCGGAAGGAACCCGACTCGACGATCACCCCATCGTGAGATACGGCGTAGGCCATCGTGTCATCCTCCTCAGGGTGATGAAGCCCGTCACGGAAGTTGTCGTGAGCCTCCACGAGGAACGACATCCCGGCCTGGGCCAGCCTGATCATGCCTCGGAAGACCGTTTCCTCCTCCGACTTCTTTAGCCGAGCGAAGGCTTTGGCGATGACTCCCTTGTTCCTACTCTGATAACCCGCCATCGTTCCCGATCTTATCTATCCAGAGGTTCGTCCCCCAGTTGTAGGTCGTGGCCTTTTTGACAATGGCCTCGAAAGTACGGGTGTAGTCCGTCAGGCGGAGCCGCACCCCGTACTCGAGAGGCGTCATTATCATCGGGCAGGAAATCTTGTAGTCCGCCTGGAAAACATCCCCGGAATCCCTGATGCCGCCTGTCGATGTCCTATAGCCCCACGGCAACTCCGAGACGGTCTCGGTATCAAAGCAACCGCAAGCCTTTTTGATAGGATTGAAGTTGCTTCCATATCGCACCACCTCGAACTCTACCGGCACCTCGACGGGGTTGCCTTCGCTGTCGGTGACAGGAAGGCCATCCGCGTCAAGGGACTCACGGTAAGCCGTGAGGGTATGTGGCCATCTGGGGTTGTACATCAGTAAAGATTTTTGAGGGTTATTTTCGGCGTAGGGTCATCGAAGGGCTCGTCCCATTTGTCGTACAGGTCTTTAGCCATCTTCATAAGCGCGTCACGGCTAACGACATTTTTTATCGCGACATAATGAGTCCAGCCTCCGTCTGACTCTCCCTGCGTTCCCGACTTGGTGGAGGAAATGGCCGCACCAAGGTACATGTCAGCGAGACATAGGTCTCTCGTCCGCTCATCAACATCGGCGACGGTCATCTCGTCATCCGTCACACCCCTGTGAAGGAGGGTGGCGTACACGAACTCGTCGTCGAAGTCAATGATATGCGATGTCTTGGCTTTCAGCCATGACGCCATTCTCATGGTACTTGCGATGTCAGCCATTTCTTCCGTCGATTATCACGTTGTCAAAGAACTGTTAGGCAGCCGCCTCATTAGTGGTGAGGTACAGCACGGTCTGGATGGCCTTCGGAACAGGCAGACAGATGGATTCGATCTGGAAGGTCAAACCCTTCTTGCCGCGGTCCTCGCAGATGGCCATAGATCCGCCCTCGGTGTACATGATGGGGGAGTCTGCGGTAGCGAGGATGTTATTCGCGCGCTTCCACTGAATCTCACCGAACTTACCGGCAGGACGGAGAACGACGGTGTTGGAGTCGAAAGCCTCGGTCTCCACTTCCTCCAACTTCTTCGTCTTCGGATTCAGCAGTGTGCCGAAGCCGTAGTAGGACACGACCTCAATCTTCGGTAGGCCGCTATCGGCGACATAGTTGCGGAGATCGGTATCGGTCACGACGTACTCCGCGAGGGAGCCGGTGGTGGGACCGTACTTCCAGAAAGCGATCGTGGCCTTGGTAGAGGCGTGACCTTTAAGCAACTCCCATTCGGATGCGCTCATGCGGAAAACTGATGCGTTGGGGTCGCGCGGAATGATGCGCTTACGCCATCCGTAGTTGAACATATCCTCCAGATCACCCAACGGTTTAGCACTGGAGGAGCTCCAGGCGTTTTTGGTTCCATGATTGAACCCATCAAGGCCGAAACCTCCGCACTTCTTGCGGTTCTCCGCGACCGGATTGAGATTGATCTCGTAACCCACGATTCCACCGTTCGATGTGGCCTTGGTCGTCACATAGGAGCCCTTGGACTCCACCTGGAAACCGGTGAAAGAACGCTGGCTATGGATACTCTGAACAAGATTCATGGTGTCCTTTACGAACTGGTCGTAATAAGGTCCACGGACATCAACACCCTGACGAGCGAGCATCTGCATCTTCTCGTAAGCGTCGATGTCGAAGGCCACACCACGCCCCATGCGAGGGATTTCTCCGGTTTTCTTGGAGACTCCGCCTGTAGGGAGCAGCGGCCCCTCGGCCTCATCGGATAGATATGTGGCCATGATGGGAACAGAGCGCTCGCCAATCTTCTGCTCAAATGTGCGGGCAGGGTTCTCGAACGGAGCGAGAGTATAGAGGGTTTTCCACGCCTCCTCGTCGAACCAATAGTTCGGCTGCTCAGCGATCCACTCTTCGAGGGACGCGTAGCCGCGAGCCAGAAGGCTACCTTCAAGGAGTTGGTAAAATTCGGTCGAATAGAGACCTGAAATAAGATTCTTTGGCATAATTCAATCCTCCTTTTTTAAGCGGTTTTCTCTGCGAAATACTCAGGCTCGATGAACTGACCGATCTCGCGGGCCGCGGCGATGACAGCGGCAGGGATTCCGTTGCAGGTGTTCACATAGCAGTAGAGCTCACCGCGGGCGATGTCCACGAAGTTCTGGGCGTTGCCCGCGTAAAGGTCACGGGTAGAGACCATGTTGCCTTTCACGGCCAGAGACTTACCCGAGCCGGCGGAAGCGGCGATGGAGAGGAAGTCACCAGCGGCGACAGTCCCGATGGCGGAGGACGCCACGGTAATTGACACGGTGCCGTCCCCGTTATCGGTAACGGTTCCGGCGGCTACCGCCTTCCCGGTTCCTTCGATATTCGCGGGAACAACCATCACAATGTCAGTGGCCTCCAGCTTGGGGGCGAGCCATGAAGCGCCGAGGGTGATGACTGAGTTGCTGTCAGCAGTCTCGACATTCATCACCTCCCAAATCTTCATGATCTTGGCGGTGTGCGCTTTGAGGTCAACCTCGTAGGGAGTCCCGGCGTGAACAAGTTCTTTTTCGGCCAGGGTGTCCTCTATGAGGGCACCGTATTGGCGATACTTCACCTCGTCGGGATGGCAGAGGAACGGATTCGCGCCTCCGATGGACTCGGAGTGACGCGAATAAGCGTTGTTGAAATGTTCTAGATTTGGCATAATGGTTAACGGTTAATGATTGTTATTGGCGTCAACCCTCACGGACACGCTTGGCATCCTCTCTCGCGCGGGCGGCCTTGTCCTCGGAGCTCACCTTGGCCGGCGTACTGATGCCGATCCCGTGATAAGGGGCGAAACCTCCCCCGAAATACTCCTTGACATTGGCGTTGTACTCACTCTCGAACCGTTTACCGGCATCCTCGTCAGACTCGTCGTCCTTGAGGGCAAAGAGCTTTTCGGTGAGCTTGAGCACCTTCTCATCCGTGCAGCCAGACTTTTTGGCGGCGGCAATAGCGGACGCCAATGTGGCGGCCTGCTTCGCCTTCTTCTCTTCCGCCTCCTGCTTGGCGAGAATCCTCTCGTTCTGCTCGCGGAGTTTTACCGCCCATTCGGGCTCGGTCTCCTGCTTGGGGGGAGTGGTTTCTGGATGCTTTTCCTTGTAATCCGCCAGAGCGGTCTCGGCTGTCTCCTTCGCGCGTTGGAGACCGGCGATCTCACCTTGGATTGACGTGGCCAGAAGCTTAACAGCGTCACCCTTCACAGCGGTAACGATGTCTTCTTCCTTCTCTACAGACCCCAGAAGATAATCCGCGAGCCTGCCGATGGTTTTCTCACTAAGCCCAAGCCCTTTGTATTCGGCGCTCAAGGCTTCCTCGATTTTCTTTTTCATTACAATGAACTTTGGTTATACAAAAAGCCCGAAGCGGTAACGCTTATCGGCGTTACTACTCCGGGCCTATGCCGGTCCTAAATGGACTCTATTTAGCCTCTTATGATCCTAAATGGACTCTGGTATGTCTTTCAGGCGCAAGTCATTCCAAGTCTTGCAGAACTTACACCTGACTTTGGCGTGGAGACTGCCACACAACTCATCTATTGTCAGGGGGAGTTTCTTCCCGCACCCCTGACAATAAAACTGTTTCCCTGTTGTGGGTTTTTCCATACGTTGCGAATATAAACCCCGGACGGAAATAATCGCAAATAATTATTTCCCGATATTTCCGAGTCTGGGACATATTTGTGCCGGATAATGGCACATGCGCGAACAGACGAGAGCCGGTACCTCGACCCTGTGTTTCTCGAATACGGGATGGAGGTTTACTCCTATGAGTATATTGAGAGTCTGCGGAAAGAGAACCTTGATCTGAAGCGGCGTGGAAAAAGGACGTACAACCTTATCCCACAATCCGGGTTTCAGGAGACGGTGTTGACCAATCAGGCCGATATTAAGATAATCGGAGGGAGCCGCGGCTCCGGAAAAACGGCAGTCGCGCTTATCGGGGCGATGTATTACGCCGATAATCCGGACATAAACATGTATGGATTCAGACGATTCGAGGCCGATGTGAAGCGAGGCATCTGGAAATCGTGCAAACCGATATTCAGGGGCTTCGCCTCTTTCGCCGACACATCCTTTGAGGCCAAGTTCTTTGCGGGTGGCGGGGCGACTATGAAGATGGAACACCTCGCCGACCTCAAGCAGGTTAAGGACAGGTTCAGGGGAGCGGAGATGCCGTATATCGTTATCGAGGAGCTGGCCGAGTTCACCAAGGACAATATGAATGTGATCTTCGACCTTATCGGGTCTAACCGAAGCACGACCGGGATGCCGTCGCAGTTCATCTGCACCTGCAACCCAGTTGGGCGGTCAAACAAGTTGCGCTGGTTCCTCGACTGGTGGATAGACCCGGAGACCGACGAGGCCATCCCGGCCAGGTCTGGGAAGATACGTTATTTCTGCCGGTATGGGGAGGATGTGATGGAGATAGCTTGGGGAGACTCCCCGGAGGAGGTTTATGATAACCCTAACGCCAAGAGGAAAATCTGCTCCCTGACGGATGATCCGGATAACCACTATAAGGAATATATAACTTCTATTTCCTTCATCGAGGGAGATTACGCCGAGAATAAAATCCTCCATGTCACCGATGAGAAGTACATGAACAGGATTTCCTCCGGGGGATCGAAGTCAACCATCAATGACATCCGGGGAATATGGAGAGATGTGGATGATACAGCCTCCCTCGTCACGATGGATGACATGAACAGGTTCTTGTCCAACTCGCCCCAGACAAACGGAATCCGCTGCGCCGGGGGTGACATCGCCTACAAACAGGACTGGTTCGTATTATGGGCTATGGACGGATGGCATATCATAGACGTGTACGCCAAGAAAGGGGTAAAGGTTGAGGACACCGTGCCTATCATAAGGGATTTCCTCAATAAGAACGAGGTGCCTTGGGAAAACTTCGCCTTCGACGGTGATGGCGTCGGGGTGGTTTTGAAGACCTCTGATGATCTCGCGGCTCAGAAAGCCCACGCCTTTTCCAACAAGGGAAGTAAGGGGGTTAAAGACTCGTCATCATACCGCACCCGGAAAAGTGAGTGTGCCGGTATGCTTATCAGCGCTTTCCAGATGGGGACAATATCCATTGATGAGGATGTGGCTAGAAGGACGTTCTCCGAAAGGAGGATACCATTCACGGTCAGGGATAAACTGGTCGAGGAGCGCATAATCCTGAAATGGATTGAAGACCAAGCCCCAAGGGAACTCATCAAGAAAAGCGAGATGAAGGGGATTCTCGGTCACAGTCCCGACTGGATCGAGGGGCTTCTTTACTGCATAGACCGCGTTGACGCGGCCAAGGCGGGAAGGAAAATGAGGACGAGAGGACTCAATTTCATGTGTTATTAACTTAATATCAATACCGTATGTTCAGACCGACAATCGAGAATATGACTCCGGACAAGGTACTCCGGAAGCAACCTTTCCGTCGCATCCGACCATCGGACGCGCTGGACGCCCTTGAGAGCGGGTTCGACAGAAAACCCGGTGTTTTAGAGGGAAACCTGACCTACGACTATCCGACATACGCCGACTTCATGAGGGAACAGGATGTGAACGCCCACCGGATCATGTCAAAGAAATGGTTCCCTGATATCACGGTGTACGATGAGACGCAGAAGAAATATCTAATGAGGAAGATCGCCCGTGTCACGACTAATCTGCCGGAGGTTTTCGCGTCACAGAGGACTTCGATGCTGACCGGGGACCACGTTGACTTGAAACTCGCCAGCGGAGGGTCGGAGCAGGCAAGCCAGGATCTTCTCGCCATATTCATGGAGGGCTGGGATTATAAGGATATGGAGACCGCCGTTTATGAGCTTATCTGGGGGTGCGCCACAGTGGCCGATTCGGCGATTGTCTTCCACCTTGACGAGTCCTCGCTTGGTTGGACCAGCATGTCCTTCGCGAAAGGCGATATGATCTATCCGCACTACAACGAATACGGCAGGGTTTGCCTGTTCGGCAGGAAATATACCGCTTGGGACGGAGAGAATGATGTCGATTATCTTGATGTCTGGGATGATACTTACCATATTCGATATAGGTTGGCGTCAGATGATCAACCCAACCCCGGCGACATGAGTTGGGTCGCGGACAGCGAGCCGAGGCCTCATGGGTTCAGGCGATGCCCTGTCGCGTATCACAACTCCGGCGACACCGTAGCCGGTCCTGCTATGGGACTTCTCGACAACTTCGACCTCGCCATGTCCCAGCTCTGCGAGAACAACAAAGCCTATGCGCTCAGGATATTCTACGCCCTTGGAGCGGATGTGGATATCAGCGCTTCTATCGACGGAAGACCGATGACCGTCACCTCAACGGATGTGAACTCCAAGGTTGGGTTCCTTGAGCCCGCCGAGTCCAGCGGGTCGTTCGAGCTTCAGATGAAGCAACTAATAAGGTCTGCCTATCAGGCCGCCCACTGTACCGAGCCGGTCGAGATCAAGTCCGGAGCCGACATATCCTCGCTGACCGTCCAGATGATGAGCAAGGACTCCTACCATCAGGCGTTGCTCGACGCAAAGGATTTCCAACCCGCACTCAATGATATAGTGGAACTCTTCAAGTACGGCTACGCCATTGAGTTAGGGATGTCGTCGAAGTTCGAGAGACTGAAAATCAAGGGCACCATCAACCCTTACATCATGCGTTCCGAGGTTGAGGAGGTGAATAACATATCCATACTCAAGGGGTCTGGAGCGATTCCTGTCAAGGCCGCCGCCAACGAGGCCGCCAAGCTCGGCTACGGTACTGCCCGCAACTATGAGGAAATCGTACAGGAGGAACATGACAAGCTCGTCATGGAGCAGCGGGAGACAATGGTGGTGGAGTCAGTTAACGCGAGCCGAGGCCAGCAATAATGCCGAAAGATGACGCCATAGACCAGATGTCCCGCGTCAAACAGGATGTCAGGGCGAGGATGGATGCGGCGGTCGCCGCCATTGTCGCCCTTTGCTGGGATTACCGTTCGCCGGACTTCTCGTTCTCAGACCATCTGGCTCTCCTGAGACAAGTGAACAAGATTCTCTCCGAGATGTCCGACGGTATCCTCTCCGACTCGGAGAAAAGGGCTGTGAAGGCTTTGGCCGAGGCGGAATTGCAGGACTATGAAGATGATGCCATTGAGTATGCGGAAGGGGGAATCAATGGCGAGGACACTCTCTTTAGGCTTGACAGGCAAGCGGACCACCTGAAGGATTTGATAGCGGGATGGCTTGCGGTGGCCGCCTTCGCGGGGTTGAGCAAGTCCAAGATGATTCAGAACTTCTGGACTTTCCTCGGGAATGTGTCTGCCTCAAAAGATTGGAGGGAGTCTGGCCGCAAAGTCCCTTCCTGGGGTAGGGGATTCCCGATTGACATACTGACCGGCATGACGGTCATAGGGCAAGATATGGTTAACAGGGCATTCCAGTATGCGAGGATTTCTTCTTTTAGGGACGCGGGGGCTATCGGGTATCGCACCATCCGCCAATCCGGCTACGATTGCCCTTTATGCGACGAGATGTGCGAGAGGGTATGGACTTTTGAGGATGAAATCCCGTTGCCTTACCATCCCCGCTGCGTATGCAAGGCAATCCCGGTTTATAGCTATGAATCATGATAGAGCACGATTGGCAAACGATTATTGGCCAGCCCCCAAGTAAAAGCAATTCATATAAAATAATAAAGGTTGCCGGCCACGGCTCGCTCGCCAAGACTCCGGGGCTAAAGTCTTACGAGCAGTCTTTTTATATGCAGGTGGGGAAATACCGGGGACTTATGATAGAGGGGTTCTTCGAGCTGCATTTGAGGGTTTATTTCGCCACGATGTCACACGACCTTGACAACTCACTGAAAATAATACTCGACTGTCTCCAGTACACGAAAGCGATAAAAAACGACAACCGTTGCGTCAGGATCGTCGCCGACAAATTTTTGGACAAAGCCAACCCTCGTATAGAGTTCCGTCTCGTGGAGGTCTGAACATACCGCTCCCTTATATCCCTGCAACTGTGTCTGGCTACGTTGCTTGGATATGATACCGGGGAGATCCCATCAAAAAACCGAGAAAACCCGTCGGCATCTCTCTTTGAGGGCGATTTTGCCCGGAAAGCGTTCTCGGCAATGCGGTTTTTAGCCGTGCTTTCCCCCTCACCCCGGTTGGGTTCCCCAGAATGCCCCGGCGAAAGTTGCAGGTCGTGAGTCCTAAGGGTATCGGTCGCTCACACTATTTTTACGCCGCCGGGCTGCTGCCGCATCTGGTTCAAGGCTTATTGGCGATCTTTGTTTTTTCGGATGGTGAAGCCGTGTTAGTCCATCCGCCCTCAAAGGCTTATGTCCGTGCCAATGGCGCAATAAAAAACCGCACCTTCTGGGGCCTCAGAAAGCACGGTCTTATAGAAATCCCTTTCGGGAAATACTATTCTATTACTATTCGTACCAAAGGCCCTCGGCACAACGCGAATATACGAGGACCAGCGGCTATTCGACGAATAGTTATCGGAAAGATACTAACAAATCTTTCAACAAGAAGCCCCAGAGTATCACATCTTGAAATACTCAAGCAGATTATTGGGGTTCCCGTCATCCTTTATATAGACAAACGACCTTGAGTCCTTGAACCTGTAATGTTCCTTTGTCCCGTCATCCTTGGTGATATAAAGATCAGGATAAGTCAGCGAGTATGTGAAATCCCCGTCAGACCCGTTCTGCTTTCCGGATTTGTCTGTCCAGTACGCCACGCCGGAGGAGCTTGTGTCGAACTCGATGATATGGTAGTGATACCCCCAAAAGGACATCACGGTTTTGTACCCATCAGTCCTGAATGAGGACCCCGCCAGGCGGTTATCACTTTTTCCATCCTCTTTAGAGCATCCTATAAGGATAGTCAACGCCGCCAACAATAATAAATACTTTCTCATGGTATGATTCTTTATTGTTAATCCAATGTGATCGCCCCATTCACAAGGGCGATTGATACTATATCGCTCTTCGGCACATCGAACGGGGCGTATTTGGGGTTGTCGGAGACGCACTTGATGTAATCGTTATCCTCCGCCGGCTGTACCCTCTTTATCATTATCCCCTGGCTCTGGGTGTAGATGACATAGACTCTGCCCCATTGGAGAAAATACGTCTCAGTAACCCTCTTGCAAGCCACAAGGTCGCCGCCGCTATATTTAGGTGTCATGGAGTCACCCTTGACCCTGATGAGGAAGTCGGAGTTCTTGAAGTCCGTGACGGTGTAGTAGTCCTCAATCTTCAAGTCCTCATAGGCTGGAAGTCCCGGCCCGGCGAATGCCTCCAGGGGGATAAGAGGGAGAGTGTGGGCGGAGGGTGTCGGCCTGTCTTCCGCTTCCGCATCCTCAGTGTTGGTCATTTTGCCGTACCCGGTTAATAGCCACCCCACATTTAACTCCGGACATTTAACGGAAATTTTCGTTAAAGTCCTTGTGGAAATGCCACCTCCATCTTTGATGTTGTTGATGGTTCCCCTTGGAATATCGCAATATTCCTCGAACTTGTTCTGCCCGAAATCATATGTCTCACGGGCGAATTTAATCAGTCTTGTTTTAAAATCACTCATAACACGTGCTTTGGGCGCACCTGCAATGGCGATTTGAAAAATTAACGAAAAAAATCTGTAAAATATTTTGTTATTACAGAATTATTGCCTTACTTTGCACTTGGGTTTAGGAACAAAGTAAAGGAGTTGTGTACCTAATGAGGTACGAAATAAACATTGCAAGTGTTCCTTTCTTCAAAGATACACAACTCCTTTCGTTATAACAAGAGTTTCAACGATTTTTTTCTATACCTGTCTCGCCCATCCGACTATTTGGTGGGATAGCGAAGGCTCACGCGATGAAAAAACACCATACGGACCAAGGATACTTCCCCGTAGGCGAGCGGAGCGGCTGCGGAAGAAGCAGCGGTGAAAGCCGAGAGACAGCGGCGCATGGGGCGGAAGAGTATTGAGTACGCCCTTACCAGTCAAATCAAAAGTCCGGTAAAACTACCAGAGGCGCAGACACAGGTTGCGCGACTTGCGTAAGGAAATGTTGAGTGACGAAAATTATAATGATTGATTATATGGAATCGAATTACATCGAGTTGTTCAAACAGAGGAAGTGGGGTGATGCTTTCGACTCCCTCCCGCTGAATTTGCCACAGGTTGTGGATGTAGAACCTAAAGATTATGTCATAATCAGGGTCAGGGCATCCGATTACAACAAGACAAGTAAGAGCAGAAGGGTCTCTATCTCTATTAATTACGAGAGGAACACCGTGATTGTAACCGCAACCAAAAAACAGAATGGAACAGATTAACCTCTCCGACTATGACCGCAGTCTTCTCGTCGGCGTGATGGAGTCCATGAACCGCCTCGCCTCGGCGATGGAACGGGATTCCGGAGACCCGATCCTGACTTGCTCGCAAGCGGCGGCGTATCTTCGGAGACATGTATCCACCATAAGCAAGATGCTGGCGGACGGAAGGCTCCACAAGGTGATCGAGAAAGGCCTGACTGGCATAAGGAAGTCGGAACTTGACAAATACAAATGAGCCGCGAGTCATGGTAATGATTAAGGGTTATAAGGGCGGGTCGCGGCTCTCCCGCCCAGAGATTAACCGCCGTGAGGCGTCATCATGTTTTAGTTTATCTTTTCACGCGCCCTCCGGTGTGATCAGCGGAGGGCATTTTAAGATCATTATGAGAAAGTGGATATATCTTTTATTGTGCGTTCTATCGACCGCAGCGGCTTGCCATTGCCTCGTGCTGATGCTGGGCGATAACCAGTCTTTTGCCGTAGGGACGGCTTGCGTCTTTTTCATCACTGTGGCGGTCGTGTTCTCGCACGAATCGGAAACCATCAAAACAAAACACATAAAATAATGGCGAACTTATATCAAAAACTTTTAGAGATTCAGAAAGTCGTAAGAGGACTCGCTAAAGACATGAGCGGTTCATCCTACACATACGTCTCGGGGTCAAAAGCCCTTGGGGTTATCCGGCCAGAGATGGATAAACAGGGGGTGCTGCTCATCCCGGAGGTAATTCACAGTGCCCACGAACGGCAAGATTATGAGGTTGGGGGCAAGAAACAGGACGACCCCCCGCGCCCTAAATCGGAGATGTTCGTATGGCTCGATATGAGGTTCACATGGGTTGACGCCGAGACGGGCGAGAGGTTAGAGTGTTCCTGGGCATCTTCCGGAATGAACGCTTGGGACAAGGGTCTGGGATCGGCCTTGACCTATGGTGAGCGTTACTTCCTGCTCAAGTTCTTCCATATCGCCACGGATTATGACGATGTTGACGCAAGGCAGGATGACCAGGAGCAACCTTCGCTTCAGGACGCTCTCGATTTTACGGAATCCTGCGAGTCCGTTGAGAGACTGGATGAGGGTTGGGCCTACTGGGCGCAATGGTTCGGGGAGGACAATACGTTCCGCTCCGCTTTCGTTAAACGCAAAAGGGAACTGACAAATGGAACTAACGGTAAACAATAGGGTCTATTTTGACGAGACCTCGCACACATACCTCCTTGATGATGATAAGATCCTTATAGGGGTCACATCCCTCATGAAGAAACACGGCCTCGGAGCGGACTATTCCGGCATCCCGGAATCTGTTTTGCGCAAGGCCGCCGAGGAAGGGACTTCCATTCATAAGAAGATTGAGGACTACGACAACGGCATCTCCGTCCTTAACACGGAACTCATTGACGGCTACCGCAAACTCGGCCTCAAGCACGTCGCCTCGGAATATATCGTGTCCGACAATGAGATGGTGGCATCGGCCATAGACGGTGTGTATGAGGGGACAACCCCCAGCTCGGCTATCCTTGTCGATTACAAGTCCACCGCAAAAGTACACAAGAGACCGCTTGAATGGCAACTCGGGATTTACAAGGTCTTTTTCGAGAGGCAGAATCCTGATGTCAAGGTTGAGGCTTGCTACTGTCTTCATATTGACAAAAAGAAGCGTGAGATAATAGGTCTCATCCCTGTCGATCCCGTCTCCGAGAAAGAGGTTGACTCCCTGATGGATGCCGAGAGGAGAGGGGAGATTTATGTTGATCCCCACACCGCCGAATCAGCCGTCACGGTCTTGACCGATGACCTTGCCCTCTATTCCGCCAACATCAGCCTGATGGCCGAGCTCAAGGCCAAACTGAAGGAGACCGAGGCTTTCGTCAAGGAGTGCGACAAAAAACTGGTCGCCTATATGACGGAGAACAATCTCGAGGAGATGTTGGTTGAGGGAGGTACGGTCAAGCTCAAGAAAGGCTACCAGCGCAAGGCGGTTGACACCGCCAAGCTCGCCAAGGATTATCCGCAACTCGCCGCAAAATACGAGAAAGTGTCGGAGGTTTCTCCCTCCATTATTTACAAAAGCAACAACTAACAGTTTTAATCATGAGTGTCAACAAAGTCATTCTGGTAGGCAACATAACAAGGGATGCGGAAGTCCGCACCGTAGGCCAGAACCAGGTGGCGAGGTTCGGTCTCGCCACAAACAACAAGTACCGCAACTCCCAGGGGGAAACGATCGAGGAGACAGAGTTCCACAATATAGAGTATTGGGGTGGGGCTGGTGTTCATCAGTATCTCAAGAAAGGCCAGCAGGTTTATGTCGAGGGCTCGATCAAGACCGACAAATGGACCGGGCAGGACGGGCAGGAGAAGTCAACGGTGAAGATTAAGGCATCTTCCCTGCAACTTCTCGGCTTGCGTCAGCAGTCCCAGCAAGGGCAGGCACCCGCCCAGCCGCAAAGACCGCAGCAGAGACCAGCACCGCAACCAAGGCCATCCAGACCGGCGCCTCCTTCCCCTGTCCCTCCGCCCATTCCGAGCGATATGGAGAACTGGAATTATAGCCAAGATGACATCCCCTTCTAATGAGACTGCAACTGCTCAATACCCCGCAAGGTCTGAAACCTTGCTACGATGAGGATTATGACGCGAAGAAGAAACTCAAGATAGGGGAAATATATGAGGCTGAGGTCAAGCTCCAGCGCAACCCCCAGTTCCACCGGAAGTTCTTCGCTCTCATAAACGCCGGGTATGCCTTCCTGCCGGAGCGGACGCAAAATGGTTTCCGCTCCGTGGAGGGCTTCCGTTCTTACCTTCTCGTCGCCGCCGGTTTCTATGAGACCTATTTCAATCCTCGCTTGAGGGAGTTTGTGGAAGTCCCGAAATCGCTCAAATTTTCCGCTATGGACAACGAGGAGTTCGAGAGAGTGTATGAGTCAGTAAAGGACGTGATTTTCGCCCTGATAGGGGAGAGTATAACCGAAAGCCAGTTTGAGGAATCGCTGGCGAATTTCTGACAGCAAATGGTTAATATATGAAAGATTATCAAGAAGAAATAAGAACGCTTATCGGAGATGCAACCCCAACCGAATATATGGCTTGCCTTATAAAGAAAGTTGAGGAAGATGCGATCGCTCTCAAGAAAGCGGAAATCAATCTTGGGTTGTTGAAGCAAATGAATAATAGGGCCAATGTTTTACTAAGGTTTATAGGTAATAGACAACGCAGTATCACTGTCAAAAACACTCTCAATGATCGAGATAAAAAATTCCTTGAGTCTTTAGATGAGCGCACAGGGTATCGCTTTACTAAGTTGCTTCATTTGATGGAGTCAATAACTCCTAATAAGGGTCACACAACTTATGTCCATTATCTTAATACCCTTAAAGAGAAAGGATTTCTTGAGCGTCGCAATGACCGCCTTTGGTATAAGACACCCAAAAAAGAAGACGATATAATAGAAGAAGATTATGAGGATTCTGCTATCCCTAAAAACAAAGTCCTCAAACTTCTCTTTCTGGTTTATCCAGACTTAAACATATCCCTTCTTGCTAAAGCCCTTGGGCTTACTCAACCAGCAGTTTATTCAATGATTCACCGATGAGGCATCTTTCAGACGCCGACTTCACCTTGATCCTCCGCCTTCTCCGCCACCTGTCCAGGAACAGGGGAGAGAGCGTCAAGGACAAGGAGATGTCGAGGAAGGCGGGGTTGATGGTAAGGAAGATGGAAAAGAACGAATGTCATGGACGGCTGGATAAAGATTTACCGGAAGATAACTGACTGGGAGTGGTACAAGGATGTGAGCACATTGCACCTGTTCATCCACCTTCTCATCACCGCTAACAGAGAGGACAAATCCTGGCGTGGGATCGTGGTGGGGAGAGGGCAACGGCTGACATCTAGGTCGGCTCTCGCTTCGGATACCGGATTGTCGGAGGGACAAGTCAAGCGATCGTTGAATAAACTCATAGCGACCAACAACCTGGCCATCAAAGCGACCAACAAATATACCCTCATAACCATCTGTAATTATGAGAGTTATCAAGATTCGTCAAACGATAGCGACCAGCAAAACGACCAGCCACGCGACCAACAGGCGACCCCCAAACAAGAAGAAGAGAAGAATATATATCCCCCCTCTCTCTCTAAAGAGAGAGTATCCCCCCTTACCGGGGGGACTCCGATAGAAGAGAGGCGACGGCGATTCTATGACTCCCTTATCCCTTTTGTCAGCCAATACGGCAAGGAGATGATCCGGGACTTCTACGACTACTGGTCTGAGGCCGACAGGGCGGCGAAACCGAGGATGAGGTTTGAGAAGGAGAAGTCATGGGAGTTGGATAGGAGACTGGGGAGATGGGCGAGGAACAACCAGAAACCCGCAAGCAGACCGCAACCCCAACAACAACCCAAACCAAGCAAGCTGGATCAATACAAGGAAGTGGCGAGACAATTAGGAATTTACCAAGATGGAACAGAACAAAGCGATAACATTGACGAGCAATAACCTCCCGGCCATACCGGACGCGGAGTCCCTGGCCGCCTTGAGGCTGGACAAGTCAGTCCCGCATTACAAGGATGTCCAGAAGGGTGAGAGGATCAACTGGCTGAAAAGCCAGATAATGACCCTGAACATGATCCGGCACCAGATGGTGGAGGGCTGGCAGGTGGAGTTCGACGCGAACGCCCTTGACGACTTCATCATGGATGACCACTTCGCCAAGGACTACACCTTCCCGGAAATAAAGGACGCTTTCAAACGGGGGCTGATGGGAGACTACGGCGAGTTCTTCGGCCTCACGGCGGAATCCCTCTACGGCTTCATAAGGGGCTATTTCATGTCCGAGAAGAAACGGAAGGCCACGGAGATAGTGAGGAGGACTCTCTCCCCGGCTGACAGCCACAAGGGCGAGTTCTACCTTGAGAAAGTCCGCTACCACGCCGAGATGATGGCCAAGAGGAACAAGGTATGAGCAAGTGGTACGACCAGCGATGCCCCGACTGTGAAACATGCGGGTGGCTTAAAGCGGGGAGCTATCCCGACGGGAGACCCTACGAGGCCTGTGAGCACTACGGTTACATACTGCACGAGAGCGTGATGGAGAAGTGCGAGGGCTACATGACGGAGAGAGGGGTGGTGGAGTTCAAGAACCAGTACAACAAAAGGAAGAAGAAATGATAACAAGAGGATTATTCTCAAGCGCAACGAGCGAGTGGGCGACACCGCAAGCCTTCTTTGATGGGCTGGATGCCGAGTTCCATTTCACCCTTGACCCTTGTTCAACTGATAGTAACGCAAAATGTAAGTTACATTATACTATTGATAATGACGGACTTACGCAGGATTGGGGGGGGCAGAGAGTGTTCTGCAACCCGCCTTACGGAAGGGAAATATCCAAGTGGGTCAAGAAATGCCACGACGAGGCGAGGAAACCGGACACATTGGTGGTCATGCTCATTCCCGCGAGGACGGACACGGCTTACTTCCACGACTATATTTACCGCAAGGCGAGAGAGATTCGTTTCATCCGCGGGAGACTTCATTTCAACGAGAGCAAGCAGGGAGCTCCATTCCCAAGTATGGTTGTAATCTTTTAGAGTTATGAGCGATAACAAGATAACAGTCCAGAGTGTCGAGACGAATGTCCTCTACATGGGCGTGATGGCTCTCGACCTGATCCTCCGGGACACCGAGAGAAGGATGAGGGCTATCGGGGGTGAGTTCAAATACGAGAAGAAGATGGCCTTCAACCGTTTCATCAAGTCCGTCAAGGAGGCTTGCCTGATGGCTGAGCGGTTGCAGGATGACGTGGTGGACAGCACGGCCAGGAGCTCCTACAAGGACTACGACGTGTGGCTCGGAGAGGCGAATGAGCTGGCGAGGCTGATCCTCCTTTTCGCCGACAAGTCAACCGTTGACCACAACTCCGACGCGGTGTTTGACAGGCTGGAGTCCCTTGAAGGTGAGGGGATCATCACCGACGAAGTTTTACAAAGATTTTATCTGCAATGAAACCAGACTGTATTAGATGCGCCCACGAGGGGCCGAAATGCTGGAGCAAGGGAGGAGAGGAGGAGATGAGGCCGTATTGCTTCGAGAAGAGAATATACGAGCCCAGCAAGGTATGTGAGAAATTCAAAAGCATAGAAAGCGATGAGCAACATTAATGACAACGCCAAGTCTAGCGCCTCCCAGAAGGAGAGGATTCTGGAGTACCTGATGAGCGGCAGGTCGCTGACCCCGATCGAGGCTCTTAACATGTTCGGGTCGTTCCGCCTCGGCGCGAGGATAGCCGACATCAAGGCAGACGGCTACATAGTTTACACTGAGATGGTCACTGACCCTGCAACGGGGAAGAGATATGCGAGATATTCGATGTGATATGGAAATGAGTATGGACTGGAAATACACTGAAGAGAACCCCTTGAGGGTGTTCGAGGCCTTTGCGGGATATGGGAGTCAGGCTTTAGCGCTCCGGAATATCGGCATACCTTACGAGGTTGTAGGGATCAGCGAGATTGACAAGTACGCCATCAAGGCTTACATGGCCATTCATGGCGAAACCCTCAACTACGGGGACGTGACAAAGATCGACTGGAATCAAGTCCCGGATTTCGACCTTCTGACGTGGAGCAGCCCCTGCCAGGACTTCAGCAACGCCGGTCTGGGCAAGGGCGGCGAGGAGGGCAGCGGGACAAGAAGCTCCCTACTCTGGGAGGTCAGGAGGCCGATAGTTGCGAGGAGACCCAAGTACATCCTGTTTGAGAATGTGAAGGGCTTCGTGTCTGGGAAGAACGTGGAGGAGTACAAGAAGTTGTATGCGTACTTGTCGGGTGAAGGTTATAGTGTGTTTGCGCAGGTGCTCAATGCGAAGAATTATGGTATTCCACAGAACCGAGAGAGGGTTTACATCGTGGCGATAGACGGTGATGCGTGGTTCACCTTCCCCCAGCCCGTGGAGCTCAAGTTGAGGCTGAAAGACCTCCTTGAGGACAAGGTTGACGAGAAGTATTACCTCGACCAGGAGAAGGTGGAGAAGTTCCTTGAGACCATGCCTGATGAGGACTTGATGAAGTTAAGGGATGAGAAAGCCGATTAACGTGGATTCAGATGGATGCGCACTCACATTGCGGGCATGTTATTTCAAAAGCGCCGGATATAAGACAATACTCAGCGAGTGCTATCCCTGCACGGGAGTCATTGAGTGTGATGATTCTTGGCCATTGGAGCCCGACGAGCCAGATGGGCGGCAGGGTGATAAGCGCGGAGGGGCTTGCCCCGACGGTGATGGCGGGGACGCACGGTTACGGTTTCGGGATGGTGATGGTTTATGAGGGTGATTCCGATTAACACGGTGGACGGCTGCTGCAAGTGCCTTGTGACGAGGATGGGGAGATTGAGCTGGGAGAATTTCCTCGGAAGGCTGGAGCATGGCGGCTGGGACTCGAAGATGACAAGTGTAATGGAGATTGAAGATGGCGATGACAGGAAACAAGAGGCTTGACGATATGATTGTCAGGGCGTTAGAGATGGGTCTTGGGGGGGCAAATACATGCTTGACTGCTACATGGGGAGATGTGTGCGTAAAGATGTATCATGCACTATAACAACAAGAACCGCAGAAAGTAATATGACATTTATTCTTGAGATAGAAGATGAAAGAGACAACACTTTGGAAGCCGATAGGGATTGGCAAGTATGAGGTCAGCAATCAGGGTGAAATCCGCATAACCAAGACCGGGAGGATTATGAAACCATACACGGATAAGTTGCAGGAATATGACCGCATCGACATGTATGAGGATGGGCGGAGGATTAAAGCGATGGTACACACTCTTGTCGCCAACGCCTTCATAGGTCCTAAGCCGGATGGTTGTGAGATTGATCATCTCAACACTAACATTCACGACAATAGGGTTTGTAATCTCAAATATGTTTCGAGGGCGGAGAACCGGAATAACCCGGTTACGAAACTTAATCGGGAAATATGGAGAATTAAGCGGGCAATCGCCTCGGGCAAGAAGTCGCAAGAGGATATTTTGCGCCTTGTTAATGTACTCAAGGCCTTATAATGATTGAGCTTCGCATACCACAGGCCACGAGTAAGGGCTGGATCGGGTGCCCCCCCCATGGGTGTTTCGACTGGAGCTTCCCCACGAGCAAGCTCCGCAGGGGCAGGGTTCAGGGGAACGGGGACATCTGTCCGACCCTGATGGCCGGAGAACCGGAGATATATGTTTTTGAGGGATATGACAGCGATACTGACACGCCAAAGGAGCGATGAGGAGAAGGTCAGGAGGCACGTCTTCGGGGACAAGGGTGCGAGGTTCAGCGGGGGTAAGGTTCCTAAGGTTGATCTCGGTGATGTGATAGGAACAGTGACCACGATGGTGACGAAAGACATTTTGCTGATTGAGTATGAGGATAGTGAGAGCGTTCAGATTGGGGAGACACCAGCAGGACAGGGTGATTAGCCCAAAAGGGATTTGCCCGGCCTTGACCGCCGGAAGCCACCTCAATGCGGGATGGATGAATTTGATTTTGGATGTTAAGGATAATGATGAACACGATAGAGGACGGGATATGCCGGACGATTCTCGCGACCTATCACAAGGTGGGAACGTGCAACGTGTTTGAGCATAATTTTCCGGCTGTTATGGAAGTGTATGAAAGCGAAAGAGACGACAGAGGGTTGCTGGTACAAGGGTCAGTTCATACCCCTATGGGGGGGCTCTATAGCAACACCAGTCAGGAGTTCTTCCGGGGTGCGCTGCCCGGATTGTCGAGGACTCTGAAATGCGATGATTCAGCGTGTGTATGTGTTGAGGAATTAATTGATAACGATATGGAGAAAAAGAATGCTTTAACCCCGGATGAGCGCAAGGCAATCATCAAGAGGGTGCGTATCAGGAAACTTACCCCGAAAGAGTGTCTGCGTTTGATGGGCGTGAGTGATATGGATATTATGAAGATGCGGATGTACCCATATCACGAGCTGGTTAAATCACCTTCATACTCGAAAGAGGAGATTCTTACGGGAATGACCGAGGATGAGAAAAGAAGTTTAATGCAGAAAGGCATCTCCAATAGCCAGTTATACAAGTTGGCCGGCAATAGCATAGTCGTCAATGTGCTTGAAGGGATATTCACACAATTATTCAGGGAAGACAATGAGTGCTTGTTTTAACGAAAGGCATGACAAAGATGCCGAGATGAGAGAGATGGAAGAACCTGCCGACCAAGATCCGAGAATGGCCGATGACGACCTCTGGATGTTCGGGGACATCAACGCCATCCGGAGGCTCAGGAAGATGTTCTTTTGAGATATAGCCGTCCGTGATCTTTATTAACCAGATTTCGTCGATGATTAGGACGGCTACCAGCCTTGATGGTATAAGTGGTATAACCGCCGGAATGGCCAAATCCGGATTGCTTGCTGGCCATGTTCGGAGATGCGGGTTCGAGTCCCGCTCAAGGCTCAATATCAAGCCGCAGTGATGCGTCAATCCCTCCAACTGGCACGGAGCCGCCGAAAAGCTGAGATCATGTCATAAAAGTTAAGTCGTTGCAAAGGGGGTTCGACTCCCCGGGAGGGAGCTACTAAATTTTTGGAGAGTATGGAAACAACACTTCACATCATCGTCGCCGCCATAGTCCTTGTTATGGGCTGGATTATCTGGTCGGTGGTAAAAGAGGGCAGACCTGAGCTGCCAAACAAGGAGGACGAGAAATGAGAGCTACGGATTTAATGATAGGAGATTGGTATGCCTTCCAGGGACATCCGTACAAATGCACCGCAAGCGACATAGCATCTATCGCAGAGTGCGAAGAAAATGGTGTGCCAACCGATATTTCTGAAGTCCCCATCCTTCCAAAGTTTATGGAGATAAATGAGTTTGGAAGTCATAAAAACCAGTTTGGCTTCAGAAGTTATGAGTTGGGTGAAAATTACCTACTTGAGAATAGAGGCGATAGGTTCTGTCTTGTACGCCGGATTCCTGGGCATAAATATTCAACATTCTGGATATGTAATTGTTATTATATCCACCAAGTCCAGCACGCCATCAGGCTTCTTGGAATTGATAAAGAAATAAATCTATAGCATGGAAAAGACAGTCACAATAGAGATTGATCCTGCCACGGACACGCTCAAGAGGATATGGCGCCCCGTGTACCGGGCAACCATAGTTGCATACCGTCTCAATCGGATAAAGATAGAGTCAAGGGCCTTCTTCCGCCAGACGGTACTGGCACATCAGCGAGTGTCGAGATTTAACCATGACCTCAGCTTTGTCATCACTCGACGTGGTCCTCTCGGCGGCCCGCAGGTTAAGAAGATAGCAAGGCCAACTGAGGTGTTCCTTGCTGACTGGGATGGCGTCGTCCTCGTCAGGGACGGGAAGGTTTATAACTATGACGATTAAGGAGGAGAAGTGATGTTAAATAGATTTCAGCGATCCTCGGTGGAGGTCGTGAGAGAGCATCAGGGCAAGTTTGATATTGTCTTGGATGACCCGA